TTACAATTTCTTCATTTGCTTAAACCGCGTATCTTGCAGCTTAGCTATCTCTGCAATGCTTGTGTTCACACTATTCGATATCGCCAGTAGCTCATCCGCACTGAATAAACTCGGCTCGTTAAATATTTGGGCAAGACTTGATTTACTAATTATGGACGCATCATTAGAAATTATTTTTGACTCTATAGCCTGACCATTTTCAATAATGGTCATGATTCTATAGTTCAAAGGTCGTAAAACGAAATGAATAAATCGCAGTGTTATTAATTAAATGAAAATTGAGCATTAGCAAGATTGCGGACCAAGTTAATTGTAATCCGTCAACAGTTCAACACATCAAGAAAAAATTATGGACATTCATCAACAAAACATAATAGCAACTTATTATAAACAAAAGAGGTGACCATTTTATATTAGTCACCTCTTTTCTTATGCTGCTGCTCTAACAGGAATATTAACAACAGAGTTAGCTATACGTTTTGCTCCGCTACGACTAGTTGTATAAAACCGTTCATCAATACCGAAAAGTACTAGCTTCAAATCATCTTCTGAAGTTATAAGCAATTTATCTTCGTGAATTAAATCAGGACAATATGTATGTATATCAGCAAAAAGACTTCCTCTGTCCTCTTCCGAATAGTCACGTATTTGATCCATAATTAAGGCAATACGCTTTCGATTAGGAACTTTTACTGAATTAACAGTATAATTTTCAGCCAATTCAATAAACTCCGTAGCTAAAAACTCCCCAACTTCTGTCTCTGTTGCTTCTCGGTATAAAACTTCCATACCTTTAAAAATAGCTTTAACTTTCGCAATATCTCTAAAGTACAACTTATCTTCAACCATATTATACACAGCATCTGGAACACCAGAAAAGCATATAATCTTTTTATCAGTTCTTAATTGTGGCTCTTCAATAGAAAACCAACGTTTACTAATTAACTGCGATGGAACGAACTTCTGAAATAATTTGTAGTCACCCTGCTCACTACATAAGTACTTGATTTTACAGTACTTATCCACTGGCAACTGATTTAATGATGTTGTATTAAGAGGCGATACTCTACTAACAAAAGCATTTGGATAACCACTATCAGAAAAATTTTCGATAATAAACCATTCATCATTATCTAGATTTGTAGCTGGTGAATATGCATATGTATTATCCAAATTAGGGATATCAAATATAGAATCATCACTAGTTAATACTTTTTGTAATCCGCCAGAACGACTACCAGTATAAGCAAGAAGGTACGTCACTATTTCTCCTTCGAAATAAATGTATAATTATTAATACGTCTTAAATCATCAAAAACCACATTACTAGGTTCTTTTAACTCTTTTTTAGTAATCAAAACTAGTTTTGTTCCTGAACTGTTCACTACATAGAAAAATTTCAAGTTAAACAGTAAAAAAACGGGATTGAAATAAGATATTTTTGAGAAAAATACAAATATAAAAATCAAACCAAACACGTACACAAACGTCGATAAATCATTAATGCTCAGTGCCACAAAAAAGTACCCAAGATAACTAGGTAGAAATGTATCATTTGCTGGTTCTATTGATACAATCTCTTCAGAACTAATGGTTTCTCTAGATAAGAATCTAGTTAGCCATAAAGCCACCAAGGTACAGCAAACCACAATGCTAAAATAGCCAACAAATGATACCCATTTAGGTAAATCAGCTATCATTGGTATTACAAAAAACCACCACTTAGAAAAATCTAACGTAATATGTTTTGCTAATTCATTAATCAGTATATTTGATTTAACTAGGTAGACTGTTAGCGTTAAAACTAGAGAGCACGTTGTCAACCAAAATTTAAATATGAAAGACATCATATTAAACGCCCCTACTTACAACTGTACATAAAAACAGTATGTGCTAATTAGTGTAAAAATCCCACACTAATCTTATATCATTAAAAATTAATTAAATTTTCATACAGTTAAAATTAAACAATCTATTGTATATTCTACCATTTGAATATTGATATTCAAATGGTTATGACAAAAAAATCTTCACCATAAATAATGAAGCTTTTCGCATCTATCCATCATCACAATAATTGCATTAATAAAATTTAACAACAGATTCACTTTTAACTGGCAGCTCATGCCATAATGCGTAAAAGTGAAACATCACATACAGTATGATTAGACTAGAACATAAGGAAACACAGATGCAGGAAACGCACAACCAATTGTTTTAAAACGCAAAAACAAAAACCGCCAAGTAAATTAACATAAAACCAAATACTACAGATACCCCAACAACCTATTAACAGCCAGTTCCACTTCTTGCTCATCCCCAAAGTAACTATTCAAAATGCTATTCCATAACACACCGAACGATGCTTGATATAACTCACTGAACTCAACATCATCCATTTTGGCAAACCGAATACTCTTAGCCGCTCTGCGAATAGAACCATTAGGCAATACAACTTGGTCATACCAACCAGCTTCAACAATCACCCATTTACGATACGCTTCAAATGACTTCTCTGTTTCAAGTTGCGCTCTATGTGCTGACAAATGATCTAAATACCCACTCGCCATATCTTGCAGTATTTGTTGTTCCCCACCGTATTGCGCCAGCATCCGAACAAAGCGCATCAATAGCCCACGTTCTGCTGGTGATACAGTGCCTCCAGTTGGATTCCAATAATCAAAACCTAAGTTCAATAGAGCAAAGTATTTACGATGAAACATAGGATTGCGTAACGTTTTAAAGTCGCATTCGAGCACCGTCCCTACGCGTTTTTTATCGATGAAGTTCTTATCATCATCGGTTAGCGGGACTAATGCCCCGCCTTGCGTTTTAACTAGCGCTATCTTAGCCATAAGGATGACAAACAGCATCAGGGATACCAATTCTGATATTCTGAATCATACCGCCACCGCCTTAAGTACACCTGCTTTAATAAGTTTATGGGTCAACCATAGCTCACCTTTGCGAGTAAGTAGCGGTATACATGCAATACTGTCACTTTCTCGCTCATTGATGGTTTGACGAACAACAAAATAACCACTCTCAATGTATCTCTGCATTGGTAGGTTATAGCTTTGGCGACTACGGATTAATATTTTCATCTCGCGCAGAACAGTGAAGATTTCAGAAGGGTCTAAATGCACAGAGTAAGAAAATTCATCCAACGTCACACCGTAACCTACTTTTGTAAGACGTTCAGCAAAGTCCACTTTAGGGGCACTAAGCATGAGGTGCTTGTTTTGATATTCAATTTGCTTTGCTTGGTCAGCGGCAAGTTGTAATGCATCAGCAAATGACGCAGGAAATATAAAGTTTGGCAGCTGTAATTCTCTCAATTTCGCTAGTAGGTTTTTACGTACAGCTTTTGATTCACACATACCAACGAGCATCATCTGGTCGTATGTAAGTTCAAAATATTTAACTGTATTGCCACGTACGATTTTTTCGTACGTCACCAAATCATCACATTCATCAATAATCTTCTTATTAAAATCATTGTTTCGAACTTCACTCTCGTTTGCTGCAATACGTGCAGGATTAATATAATCCGTCAAAAAATCTAACGAGCTCATATTTAGCTCATGGTTTTGCATTACTGAAATCTTCATCACTACGTCTCCCCTACATGCATTAAGCACTCAGCGTTTACAGTCTCAGTTAACGGCTTACCGGATATCCCTCGAGCCTCAATATCCCAGCCGTTGAAGGTACTGGCCTTCGCTTGACCCGACTGGACCAAGTTGTAATCATATTCAAGCCACTGCTCGACAATTGCTCTCGTAGGCTCTAGCTGATGGGATTTAATTGAGAGGTGATAACACGCAGCGAATTCTAATGCACGCTCGACAAACACCCCGCGTAAACCATGTTTTGACCACGATTTAATGGTGCTACCGCTAGCACTGCAAAAAGTACCTAATCTATATTTCGCGTTAATAACATCAGGGATATTTTTATCGTGCAGCACAATTAAACGTAGTAATGAATTAAAACCATTAATCGCCAGTTCTTCTGCCATTGCTGCACGCTCTGACTCAGTAAATTTACTCATGGCTTACTCCTCTCTGTGCAATACGCGCAAACACCGAATTAGCTTTAAAGTGCTCTGGTCGCACTGTTGTCGAGTTACGTTGTTTATCAAATTCAGTCACACAGCTACGTGATGGCAGCTGCACGAGTTCAGTTAATAAACCTTGCTCTTCGAAACCTTGATATTTCTCAAAAGCCCGCTTAAATTTATTCTCAGCCTCAGATGCTGATAGCCTGTTGCGAATGGCCCACGACGTTGCCTGACGTGCCCTTTTTTCAGCTAAACTTTGCACAGGCATACGATTCAACATGCGACGAAAGGCACTCTGCCACTCAAGCTCCCCTTTGCACCAACTACAAAATTTACCCACGCTTGGAAAGAAATCAGATTCTTGTCTACGAGCTTGTGACAGGCCGCGTTGTACTTGCGCGATGTTAACAACACCATTTTCCATCATGCCCTTAGCAAAACTCGCCTTGGCTAAATTGAGCTGGTCATTATCACGAAAACAGAGCCTCCAATTAGGATAAACATTGCATAACTCTCTGAATATTCGATTAATGCTTCGCGCTGCAAAATCATTTAAGTCTGTTTCTTCCTCCGGTTGTCTTGGTCCTTGCGCATGCGAAATTACTTCTGTGATTGTATTCATTAGTCGATACCTAAGTCGTTATATTCCGAGGTTTTTAGCCCAAGAGATATCATCAAAATCAGCTGGCATGACAGGTCTGCTACCAGGATTCCGTTCTAAGAGCTTGGCTACTTGCAAGTACCCCGAAAACTTACTTGGCTTGAACAGCGTGCTTGGTCGTATGTACTGAGCCATTTTTCCATCACTGCCCCATTCGATTTGCTTTTGGGAGATGACTAGGCACAGCTCTTCAATGGTATATCCGTCGTTTAAGCGACCGTTGATATGATTGATATTGGATTTACAGCATTGGAACTTGCTTCCTGTGACTGCATTCAAATGTTGGATGACTTGCTTTGCAGAATCAGAATATTTATCGATGGGTTTTGTATCGTCGTGCTTGCTCGACAATAGATCTACTTTGTTATTATTCAGTTCTTGTTTAATATCAGTCTTTATTAGTGTCGGTTTAGAAAGATTAGGTTCATCCGCATCAGGTCTGACCGTATCAGGTTCATACTGCTCTTTTTTGGGTATGTCTGATTGAAACCCATTGGGCTTGGGATTGTTATTTTCTTTATTTTTAAATGACTTACTCCCTACAGGCACATCATAAACAATATAATTTGTTTCACCTGTAGATAGCTTTTTACGGACAATAAAACCGACTTCGCGAAGCTCTTTTAAAATGGCATAAACACCATCTCTAGCCGTCTTTTTAGCGGTGTTTTTAGTAACAGTAATTAACTGTGCTGGCGACACTCTCCAGTTATCAGGTTTAGATAATATGTAAGACAACATACCCATGGCTTGAAATGACAATTGATTATTAGCAAACACCGAATTGCTAATTGTCGTGAATCGATTACGGCGCTCTGAACGGATGATAGTCATACATATTCTCCAATTTTTGCGGTAACTACTGACGATGAAATAAAGTGGCGTTAACTCGTGTTGGATCGGTTCCTAGCTGCAATAAATTCTTAGTTACTTTGCCGATCCTACGTCGCTCAGCTATCGTGGTTAATATCTGTGTTTCAAACTCATTTAATTGAGTCGTTGGTCATTACCTTTTTGGTCGTTTCTAAATTTAATTTCAGGCCCTTGTTATCAACTCCATAGTCACTAGGATTAAAGATATAAGGGATGTCCTCACTTAAATGGCATAAAAGAGCTATTCGTTCAGGAACTCCTGTTTTTTTCCATAAACTTACGGCTTGAGGACTTACATTGAAAAGTGTTGCTATTTTGTTTCTACTGCCTAGCGTAGCCATCAATACATCATGTAACTTTAAATTTACATTTGGCATAAAGTCATCCTTCTTTCCTAGCATCATAATCAAAAAAACAACCAACAACAAGAGAAGTTGCGCAAGTATTAGTTACAACCGTCTGAGGGGGTGTACAGTATTCTTACTTTTAAAGGGAGGGAGACGTGATGACTCTTTTTATATTGGAGGTTAATATGAAGTCTATGATATCAATCGGATTATTACTGACATGCGACCAACATTAGCTGAACGCACATTAAATCGACGGAAAGAACTAAATTTAACTCAGGATGACGTAGCCAAAGCAACCGGTACAACTAGAGTTTCGATTAGTAATATTGAGCTTGGTATATCTTTAAATGTCCGAGCGAGTACTTTATTCGCATTAGCTGAAGCTCTAAATTGTGATGCGGAATGGTTACTCAATGGCGTAGAGCCGAAGCCAACAGTCGTACCACTACAAAATAATTCTGAGCAAAATGAAATAGCATTAGAACCCGTCGCTAAATATGTCCCCTTAATCAATTGGGAACAAGCTTGTTCCTGGACTCCTACCAATATAGATATAGAGTCAGCATCTAAGCTTCCATGCCCAGTTAAATGCTCTGATCGTACATTTGCGCTTGAAGTTCAAGGTGAATCTATGGAGCCTCGTTTTGAGGCTGGGGACTTTATATTCGTAGATCCAGAACAATTAGAACCTTCTCCTGGTCAATTTGTCATTGTTCAATTAGCAGTTAATACTCCAGCTATATTAAAAGAGTTTCAAATGCTCGATGGGTACAAAATACTTAAAGCATTAAACCCCAATTACCCCGCTGATATGCGATATGTAAAAGTTAATGACACTTGCCGCTTACTAGGTACCTTAGTCAGCCATGTGAAGCCAGTTTAATAAAGCTGGCCATTGTTTTTAATATTATTACAGTACCCAAAGACTGGTCACATTTAATTGTTACTAAGTTAAATGCTATAAATCAATTTCACTTTCTTCGTAATTAAAAATAAATTCTAAAAAAAAACAGATATCGCTCAACTATCACTCAATCAACCTACGTTTCAACCACCCTCCAAAAAAAAACATTTAAAATCAAAAATTAAGCCACCACTGGTGGCTTTTTTATTGCCTCTATTAAAAAGTTAACTTTACATAAAAAGCCCAAAAGGAAAGAATACTTTCAAAATTAACTTGCACACAACCGAAAGCTAACTTACAGTTACCACAATGAAACAGCAAACAATACTTGCGATAGTTCTTTAACATTATGGGGTTTGATATTTAGTTTTGCGCCTTGTCTTGATGGCGCTGGTCCACTCTAGCAAGAGACTTTGAGTGGCAATAATCGAGGCTAGTGCACTAGAAAGGTTGTGCGCCAATTATTTTTACTGATGCGCTTTAGTAATTAGAGCGCATTTAGGTAAAGACCAAGAAAGCCAAAGGTAACGACCGGGATACAGCTCTTATAGGCTGTATCTCAAAGAGAATTGAATTCAGTTTTCTTTGAGATACAAATAGCTAATTGCGAGTAAAGAATGGACCAATCAATGTCATAATTATTGTTTTTTTTATCTTTATCAAAATAATAAATATGGTAAGGATAATTAAAAAAATAATAACCCCAAACAACAAGCACGATAATAAAAATGATTTCCATTTTTCAATCTTTAATATTTTATTTGTAATAACTGACTCACTCATAAAATTCATAACATTAAAATATCTCCATAGAAGTTCCTCAAAAAAACAGACTTTACTTATTTCCTTACAATAGAAAGCAACGTATTTATTTAGTTTTTCTTCAATAAATAATTTAATTGGAAAAAATATCCTAGAACAATTCCACACATATTCACCCTTATCCATATGGTTAAAATTTGAGCGTAACATGCCACAAGGGAATAACAAACGATCTATGTAACACTTTTATAAATATAAAAACCCTGCCATTCCTGACAGGGTTGACTTAGCCAATAACAATTAACAGTAACTGCTTATCAGGAATGGTTAGATTTCACGAAAAGAGATTGAAAATAAGGTGAGTTGACATCTAATCCAATAGGGCTAATTTCTATACTGCTCATCCCTTTCAGTGTCTCGAAGTCAGGTTTTTTAATCGGTTTCGCCCCGAATAATAGAGCAATTGTTGATAGTTCAGGTGGGAAAAACACTTGAATATGAAGACTATTTTTATACATGACGGAAATAGGACATTTTAAAAGCCCACCTGGTGTAGAGCAATTAAGGTAATCGACTACAGTCGATGAAATTTGAATCTCTGTATTGAGAGCCTCGCTTGGCATATCTATATAATCAATATAATCAATATTTAAAACGCTCCACGTCATATCTAATACTCATATTGCTTGGTAATAAAATTCTCAATAACTATACACATCAATATGAACTTCGTTAATTTTTATCTGATACAAAAAAACCCTGCCATTTCTGACAGGGTTGATTTGGGCACTAATTACGACCAAGAAATTAGCGCCGTGGCGGCAAACGACCAAGAATGCCGCCTAAAGGTAACGACCGAATGTCTTACAACATCGCAGTCAGAGCAAGAACATAAGAAAACCAATCCATAGCATCAAATGAAAACCCACTCTCAGATGAGAGCATCTAATGAAAACCCATCACCTAAGGAGAGTATCTTATGAAAAACATTTTTAATCAAGTCTCACCCCAAGAAGCTGATGCACTAGAGAAGTTTCTAGCAACTGGTAAACATCTAATCCTCAATAACCACGAGTTTTGCGGCCTATCTGTCGATGATTTCACCACCTTTTACTTTGAAGCTCACAATGGAAAATTAGCTAATGCGATGGTTAAGTTTCTTATCACAGCAGACTGCAGTTCAAGCAATACCCTACTTACCTTAATGGGATTTCAAGAGTTTGCTAAAGATGTCTTTGAAGAGTTCTTTAATGAACATGAAGTCACTATTTTAAAAATCTTTCACGCTGAATATAAGGAGCATAGAAAAGAACTTCAACTTGTACTCGCAGGTTTATAACCCATTCATAAAGTGCCCTTACTTACTCGAGAGCACTTTGAAAATGTATCACCTAAAGGTAATAACAATGAACATTCAATCAACTGTTCCTTTCGAGCAGCAATATCCCGCAGTCGCACAACGCGGCATTGATCAATCAACATGGGGAGCCTTACAAAATAGCGTATTCCCGGGCGCGCGTGATGAATCCATATTAATGGCAGTAGATTACTGCTTATCACGTCATTTAGATATTCTACTTAAACCCGTCCATCTTGTTCCAATGAGCGTTAAAGATGCTACATCAGGTAATTCAACATGGCGTGATGTTGTTATGCCTGGTATTGGTTTATATCGTATCCAAGCTGATCGAAGTGGTACTTATGCCGGTGCAGATGAACCCGAGTTCGGCCCCGTATTAACAACCGATTTAGATGGTAACCAATACACGTTCCCTGAATGGTGTAAATACACCGTCCATAAATTAATTGGTGATCGAATTGTTGCTTTCAGTGCTAAAGAATATTGGCTAGAAAACTATGCAACGGCTGGCCGTAATACCCAAGCACCTAATGCTATGTGGAAAAAACGCCCTTATGCTCAGTTAGCCAAATGTGCAGAGGCGCAAGCACTACGTAAAGCATGGCCTGATATAGGGCAAGCTCCTACCGCAGAAGAAATGGAAGGCAAAGAGTTTGTACCATCCGAAAAAGATATCACCCCACAACGCCCAGCCATAAAACACTATCCTGTCGATCAGTTTGAACTCAATTACACCAAGTGGTCATCCGTCATTCAGTCCGGTAAGAAAACGGCTGAACAGTTGATCGCCATGATTGAAAGTAAAGGCCAATTAACTGAACCTCAAAAACAAGCACTCATCAATTGTGAAGCGGAGGAAATCTAATGAAAATTATCAATGTCACCCAAGGAACTCAGCAATGGCACGCGCTACGAGCCACTAAATTTACAGCTTCAGAATCTAGCGCCATGATGGGTGCATCAAAATATCAAAGTCGTGATGCCCTACTTAAACAAAAAGCAACAGGCGAACAACCTGAAGTGAATAGCTTTCAAGAGAAGATCTTTGCCCGTGGCCATGCCGCAGAAGATAGTGCTCGTCCACTTGTAGAAAAAATTATTGATGAAGAGTTATTCCCAGCAACAGCAATCAGCGATGAATACGACTGGATGCTAGCTTCATTCGATGGCATTACCATGATGGAAGATGTGGTGTTTGAACATAAGTTATTTAATCAAGGTTTGTACGAGCGAGTGCAGGCTAATGACTTAGAACCGCACTACTACTGGCAGTTAGAGCAGCAACTTTTAGTTTCAGGTGCCGAGAAAACCATCTTTGTTTGTTCAGATGGTACAAGTGAAAACTTTGCATCTTGCGAGTATGTTTCAGTGCCAGAGCGCCGCGAACAACTTATTGCCGGCTGGCTACAGTTCCAAAAGGACTTAGCTAATTATGAGCAAAAAGAAGAAGTCATTATTCTTGAAGCAGAGCCTATCCGTGACCTACCCGCTTTAACTTACAAAATGGATGGTCTAACACTTAACAGTAACTTTGATATTTTCAAACAAGCTACCATGGCACTGATTGAAAAATCAAAACTCCCCATTGAAACTGACCAAGAGTTTGCTGATGCAGAGCAGCTTGTCAAAGTATTCAAAGGTGCAGAAGACAAACTAAAAGCACTATCAGAGCAAGTGCTTGGTGAAGTTCAAAGCATTGATGCGTTCATTAAGGAATTGAAGTTTATCAGTGAACAAATTCGCCAAGCGCGATTAGCTGCAGATAAACAAGTGAAGAGTCGCAAAGATGAAATTCGCAAAGGTATTCTTAACAATGCCAACGTTAAAATTCAACAACATCTCAATGCGTTATCCTTAGAAATCAAAGCCCCAATGCCAATACCTACAGTATCAGTGCTTAATGCAATAAAAGGTAAAAAAACAGTTCAATCACTGGAGGAAGCTGCAGATACTGCTGCTGCACAAGCTCTTGTAGAAGCAGACCTTTTAGCTAACAAAGCAAAGGAAAACTACGCCACCCTCTCGACACATACTGAGTACCAATTCTTATTTAATGACTGGGCGGCAATTTGCTTCAAAGATACCGACGACTTTAGTGCACTTGTTAAAACTCGAATTGCTGATCATAAAGCTGCAGAAGATATTCGATTAGAACAAGAACGCCAACAAATGCAGATAGAAGCCGATGCTAAAGCACAAGCAAAGGTTGAGGCTAAACAGGAAATACTACCCGCTAGCGAAGAAAGTAAGCAAAGTGATGTGATTGCCCATGCACTTGAAAAAGGCAAAGCTGCACTTTTACCAACTACATTAGCCCATCAAATAGAAACATCAGAAATCAAAGCGGTACCTATGGTTCAAATGACAGCTAAAGAAGCGGATTATCTTCGTAAACGTGATGCTATTTTGACTGCACTAGAAAATGCAGGTGTTGATAATTGGTCTGGATATAGTAATGCGGTAGCTGAAATATATACCGAAGGAAGTGCTAATTAAGAAACTCATCTTTATCTGCAATCAAATGAAAGGATTTAATCATGCAGAATCTAATTATTACCTCCCCTGAATTAGTAGAACTAACAGGTTATAGCCGCGCTGCAGATCAAGCATCTTGTTTAAGAAACCACGGCATCTTTTATGTTGAAGGGAAAGATGGTCGTATAAGAACAACCTGGTATCACATTAACCATCCAGCTTCACACAGCAATAATAATGATGGCTTTAACTTAGAGGCATTAACATGAGAGAACGTAATAACAAAGGCGATCGTAAACTACCACCTCGTGTTTATGCTCATGGTAAAAAATACCGTTGGCATCCTAAATCAGGTGGCTCAATTGCTATATGCCCTATTGAATCCCCTCTGTCATTAGTATGGCTTGAGTATGAAAAGCTGATTAATAAACATAGAAGAAATACCGCTGAATTATTTCATGAATATTTTGATTCACCGCAATTTAAAGCACTTGCACCATCAACACAGCGTTCTAATTTGGCACGAGTACCAATATTAATAAAAGTGTTTGGTAACATGAATCCTAATGCTTTATTACCTAAACATATTCGGGCATTTATGGATAAACGTGGTGAACATTCAATATCAACTGCAAATAATGACTTTTCATTACTTTCCAAAGTTATGCAGTGGTCATACGAACGTGGCAAGATAAATAAAAATCCATGTCGCGGAGTAAGAAAGTTCTCAGCCAATCAACGTGATCGCTATATTACAGATGAAGAGTATCTTGCTGTTTACCAATGCGCTAATACCATCACCAAAGTTGCAATGGAACTGGCCTATTTATGTGCAGCTCGTAAAGGTGACATATTAAAGCTTGAGTACTCGCATTTATTAGAAGATGGTATTTTCATTACTCAGTCTAAAACAGGCAAGAAACAAATCAAGATGTGGTCACCACGCTTACATGAAGCAATCGCCCTATCTGAAACGTTAGCTAAAAAACAAACTAACTTTGTGCTTCGTCGGCCTAATGGCCAAAAGGTTCACGATCGTTCACTACAAGATTATTGGCAAACAGCAAAAAAGAAAGCCGCTTTAGAATATGGTATCAATACTGATTTCACGTTCCATGATTTAAAAGCAAAAGGTATTTCAGATTACGAAGGAACCATGGCAGACAAACAACGTTTCTCTGGCCATAAAGAATTTGCTCAAGTTAATACCTATGATCGTAAAGTGGATATGGTACCGCCACTCAATCTAAAAAGTATTAATCAATCTAAGAGTGATCAATAGCAAAAAGCCCTCCTATTTTGAAGTGAGGGCTTTTTGCGTTGAGCTTTAGATTTTCTATGCCTAAATAACAGTCTTTACTTCGCTTTTTACACTTTTCAACAAACTACATTAACTTTCAATCTTAAAATAATGAAAAATAAACTTTTGTCTTTAATATATTTTACAGGATCAAAAAAGGCCGCCAATGGCGACCTTCTAGAACTAGTATAACAATTATTATATTGACATATATGATGAATTAATTATGTTTAACAACAGCACAAGCATACTTTACTATTAAACTAATATTTCGACTCTATATCACATATCTTCAATAAGCGTACAGACCTTCTTAACATCATCCTTTGACATAATAGTCTCCAAACGGGCACCATCATCGCTTTTACACAAAGTCTTTAATGAACCAGTCTGAGCTGTAGCCCCCTTACTAATCCTTATTTTTATCTCGTTTAGTATCGCCTCACTATTATTACTTTTATTCAACATTTGATCTGTTATATTGAAAGCTGTGTCCAACCTTTTATCTAATAAAAGACGATCATTTTCCATTGCTAGGTAGTATAATATGCCTCCCGTAATCCATCCTGAGAGAGATAGGGCTAAGAATAAAATACTTATAAAAACTCTATTCATATAAACTCTTATTAAATACGTAGTCTGCATATTATTTTAATTGTGTCATCTGACATTATTTCTTTAAATGCATCTCTATTATTATTACAAATAGTAGTAACAGACCCGGTTTGAGCCGTCCACCCTTTACTAAACCATGACTCCATTTGAGCAATTATTTCTTTCTCGTCTTTTTTATTTTGTAAAGCTTGAGATACTATATTAAAAGCATTTTCAGACACCTTCTCTTTAATATAATCTCGCTCTGTTCTAACTTCTATTAGCATTATATAAAATGCAAATAACCATCCAGTTACAGCTATAAATGAAAATAAAAGTGTTTTATTTTTACTATACATTAAAACCCATCCATAAAATTTTCAGTATAAAAATTAATTTATAAAAACCGCCATCAAAAGATAGCTACATATATTATAGATTAAACAAACAATCCAATAACTCACTTTTAGAATATAAGCGAGTAGAAATTAATTTTTCATTTTTATAAAAACTAACATCGGAATATAAGAATATGCCATCATGATCGATAAATTTAAGAGTACTTTCAACTGACTTGATTAATACGGCATTATCTTTATCAATGACTATATTACAACTTAAAAATCTCATAATATTTCATCTTAAATGTAAAAAACAATATTATTATTTAAATTATTTTATTGAACCTATTATATCTTATCATTAAAAATCAGCACATTTCCTTTAACATTAAATGCTTTTTTTATTATATCCTTAGGAAGATTAGTATTACTTATAACTTTACTAAGATTAAGCTCATTACCGAATAAAATACTATTCTCTAATTCTGATAATGATATCTCCTTATTTTTATTTTCAAATATATACTCAATAAATCTAAAGTTAGCACTACCTTCCCTGAGAGATATCAGTTTAATACCATCACATGAAACTATTTTTGTATCTCGATCAAATATTATTTGTTTTTGTTTACCCGTAAATAAAGAAAATAATATAACAATTGATATACTATTTATTATACATAGGATCATTACTATAAAAGTAACCAACACTAACAACCACCTTTATTAATTTAAACACTACACTACTAAGACCCCCGCATTATGTGCAACCCGTATACTATACTACTAGTATATTATTGCTAGCATTAACTGCTTGGCAATATGCTTATATTTAAATTTTGTGATCTAAATCATCCCTAAAAATCAAGTTATAACATCATTTAAAATCTAAGTTAGCTATAAAAACACTGTCGAAACCATCACTCTTTCAATATGATTTAAATTTAATACTAATAATGAATAATTTATAACCACAGATTTCTAAGTAACTTATTTCATTCAGTCATAACTAACATCAATCGACAAACCTCACCCTATGGCACTCATTTATTTTGAATAAATATGCACACGTGTTTTCTCAAAAAACACAAAATAATCATTTATATTAGCAATTCATATTAGCAAAACGTTAGCAATTGGGATTTTACGGGGAAATAAAAAGAAATGTGAATAGCGCAGAAGGGAGAAAAGGAGGTGAAACAGCGTTCACCTCCGAAGTTATAACTTATTGTATCTTATGGTTTTTAGCTAAGAAAGCATCGAGCTTATTAGCGAAATTTTGGCGGTCAGCTTGTGTTAATGCAGACGGTCCACCGGTCTGAATTCCGCTACTCCGCATGGTTTCCATAATATAAAATAAATAACTGTATATACATACAGTTAATTTGAGTTATGCTAACATAACTTCGCTTGTATACTATTGAATGTATTGATATTTACTTCGAATCGTTAGCAAATATTTATATACCTTTATGTATTAACAATAATGACAACAACGTTAGATTAAATAGTCGAACCGCAACACCTCCTGATTTTAGAATAATGACATGTGCAACCTTCAGTTCTTATGAATAACGATAATGACGAGTTAGGGAAAGTTAGTGTTTTAGCACTTTCAACTAGATATAAGGCGTTATAGTTTTTAGAAACTATCCGCAACATTAGTAACAAATTATCAACAGTACTTTGTTGTTATTATCCGTATCGTAAATATATCAAAACAAAGCTTACAACCTCTTTTGAGGCTGAAGCTCGATCGTGTGGTGCACAAAACATTCATTAAGTTAAATAGGGGCATTTTTAGGTAAAAAAAACCTTTGGCTAGAGAGGCTTAAAATGTGCTTCTTTGGACGTGCTCACAATTGGCAATGGTGGCATCGGTTGTGGCAATTAAGCACCAGTTGTCAGTGAGACTTTTGATACTGGTTAAGCCAATAGTGTGAAGGTACACATCGGTGCCGCGCATCACGGCTTCAGATTTAGCAGTAACAATCAGGCCGCGAAGTTCGATAGAGATACATTTCATAGAAAAGCCGAAGATATACTCACACAATCAAAAATGCTTCACCTCTAATCCCCATAAACTCATGTTGAATTTTTGATTGTATATTATGTCTCTTAATAAAATCTTTAACTGCTTTTTGACATGACTCTAAATGCCAGTCGTCAAAAATAATACACCCTCCTTTCGTCATATGTGGAAATACTCCATCTAGAGAGTCAGAATATGACTCATAGGAGTCTACATCCAATCTAGCCAAGGCGATTTTGGTAAACGGTGCAGGAAAAAGAGTCTTGCTTACATCTCCCTCTAGAAGGTGAACTCGATCATCCAATAGACCGTATCTTTCAAAATGAGTAATTACCTCATGTTTGCTAGCCTCCCAGCGATCCTCCCAGCTATCAACTACACTTTCCTTATATTCAAACTTATTAGATGACATAGGGATTCCTGAAAAAGTATCTGCTAACCATAATTTTCTTTCTGAATTATATTCTTTTAAGAATGCTTTCATAAATATACCGGCTCCTCCTCGCCATACGCCAACTTCGATAAAATCACCATCAATTTTTTCTAAATGGATATATTCCATAATCTTTTCAAGAACTGATAACTGTTGGTCATTACAAAGAGTGTGTGGCAGGCAAGTTCTAGGGATTAACCATGAAGGATAAGAATAATATCGTTTGTCGCAGGATGCGCTATTGGTTCCTAGATAAATATAATTGTTTACAACTTTTTTCATTAAATCTAAATATAGGCTATTCATATGAATATCACTCTCCTATTTTATTATTAGTGTTAAGTTTCAGATGTAATTATGATTTGAATTTTAGTAGCAAGGGATTTCGACTACTGAAATGTAATGGTTATCATAATGAAAGAGATCATATTTATGTTTATCGTGAAAAATAGACTCCTCAATTTCTATTCTATCTGGCTGCTTTTTTGAGCCTATAGTCAATGAGTAATAGGGGGCGTAAGCCGGAATCCCAGATTTTTCGTCATTCGTGATGCAGTTTAAATGACGGGTAAATGACACTTAAACACAACAGAATGTCATATATTCGGCCGATAATACGATTCTATAAAGAGTTTAGAATAAAAATCGGAATTTTATCTGATTCCGGCTTACATCCCCTAATAGGTCGAAATTATGATAACGGCAATGGTTTTCTTGCTCAGGGTGTTTTTTTAACGATATCTAGTCATATCTCAAAACTTAAACGTGTTTTCCTACAAACATAGGGTCGCCGTTTCTTTTACCTATACGAAATAGTGGTTCGTGCATTTCTTCGGCCGTGTCAGCCAACTGCCAACACACAAGCAAGCGAATATCGTCATTGCTTGCTTCATACTTTTCAGTACGGTGAATAGTTTCGGTTCCATCAAATGCAATGGCTTCACCGTCATGGTATTTATGCGTGATGGCGTTTGTATCATAATCAAGCGCATCTCTTGGTGTTGACGTAGTCTCGAGGCCGCCTATGTGATCTTCAACTGTAAATAGTGGAGTAAGCATAGTGATACAGTGATTTTTAAATAATTTGTCATCAACCATATCTGAATGCCAGCGTCCCAAAGGATAGCTGCCGCGCACTTCAATAATGTTCGCTTGAACAACGCGCATATTTTCGGATTTTACATCTGTAAGCGCTCTTGACATTGAGAGTTCACAGCCATCTAACACGTCACGAAACAGCTTGATAGCTGCTTCTGACTTAGCGAAAAACCAGCGCATTTTTAATTCTTTATCGCTTTTCACTGAGTCGTCATGAAGCTTGATCCCTATATCGCCTCCAGGTTCGAAGTCAGTATCACGCAAGTTATAGTAAAGCTGGCGCAAGGGAGAAAGAGCATCGTTTGAAAACATCAGTTTTACGAGGCCGTTTGTTTTAAATTCTTCTTTTTTATTCATCAACATTTTGTCTAATACCTCTGAAACGCGCCTAACAAGATGTTAGGCGCGTAGGTTTTTCTGGCTTACTTAACGAATGTAGCCGATACAAATCCTGACAACGCTAGGACATTTGTAGATGCTGCGCCGTTCACTTCACTTTGCATGCGTGCTGGTTTTACTTCTGCAGCCATACGTGCTGGTTTAACTTCTGCAGCCATGCGTGCTGGTTTAACTTCTGCGGCTAGTTTGTTTGACATTTTTATTTCCTCGTTATTAATTGCACTAACCCATTGCTAGTGCTTTTTCTTCCGTGTTTACTTCCCAAAAGCATACACGTTGCTGAAAAAATCAGCATTACTATACTCATCAGGTAAGGCATCCAAGTGGCTAATCCAATGAGTCCAGTTCCTAGCAGCGGGCCGATAATGTAACCCAATGCTGAAAAGCTAAAGATGTAACCTGCAATTTTTCCCTGTTCATCACTCGATGCGAATAACGTTAGGTGTGTCTGTAGTGACGGTATCAAGTAGCCAATGCCTACACCTGTAATGGCCATAGAGATAACGATTGAAAAAAAACTAATATATACAGTTGAGAACACAATCGACGTTAGTCCCAAGATTGCTAGGACGTACCCCACAGAAATCATTTTCTTGTAATCAATCTTGAACTTCTGAATCAAAATAACTTGCGTAAACAGCATGACTAGCGCAATGGTTGACAATATAACCCCTGTTTTTCTTGATGCCTCACTATCAGTAATGGTGAACAAGTATTGAACCAAGAACCCTGCACTTTGCTGAATACAGGAAAAGGTCACATTGACAAACATCAGTGAGATTAAGGCGGGGAATATCCGACCATCCCAAAACTTTAGGGGATTAACTTTATTTTCTTTTACAGAATTGACGATTGTAGAAGGAAAGCCTTTTAGGACGAATACAGATGCAATGGCAACAAATACGGCCAAATAAGACGTAAAGTATATAGGTGATAATACGTCGCCGTTATCATATATAAATACAATTGCAGGGCCTACTACTAACCCAATGCTATAAGATGATGAAATAAGAGCGATAGATGAAACTCTTTCCTTTTCACCCGTTAATTTTGTAACGTAAGCCATCGCGGAAGGGTGTGTTCCTGCGGTCATAGCTGCGTATATCATCCGAACTATTATTAGCCAAAGTAAAACAGTTCCTGGGAAAATGACGCCCTTTTGACCTAGATCCAATACATAAGCAAATAGGAGTGAACCAATACCGAAGGAAATCAAGCCAAATATGAATACGTACTTGATATTGATTCTATCTATTACGCGCCCCCATAACAGGGAGAACACAACCAGCACTGCCGCTGAACATGAAATTATTATCCCTACACCAGAATCCATAAATCCAATGGATCGAGATAAAGGCGCCAGAATTGAAAATAGGACTGACTGCCCCATACCGTTGACCATCAATCCGATAAACAGAAAAATAAAGGAAAGGTTAACTACAGGTTTTTTCATACTTACCCTAACATACCTTTTAAACATTAATGAGAGAATTAGAATCCCTTTAGGTGTTAATATAAGTAAGTACTTATGTTATGTAATTATTAAATTTATGGTTTTTTGATATTTACCTCAAAACTATAATTAAAGGCTATAAGTTATATACATCAATCAGGCAGGTGTGATAGGTGAAGTGTTTCACGCAAAAAATGCGGGAGGGGATTTCTGAGGTTAAAGCTATTGTCTTTACGCTGGCGTTTGCTGTCAGTGCGAAGTTTGAGAAATCGTATGCTACCTCTTTGCCAAAAGAAAGAGTTAGATTAACGTTACGCATCACGCTCTACCCTTCACCACCGAAAATGGTCTAAATCGCCAACCTCGGTGGTGGTGGCTAAGAGAGCCGAAAAATTTTTATTTCCCGAGAGTGTGACTCGTTAGCACAATTTGCTCTTTCGGAAGAACCTAGACATTAATTCCTATCTAAACCAATGAACCCCGTAGCAATATCTTTCAATAAACTTTCCAGCTGCTCTGCGAATAAAACAGTTACGCCATCAACATTTTTAAACCTTTCTTCTGGATGATCATCTTTAAGGCAACGAGTGACAATGACGTATTTATCTATAACCGTGAAGTTCTCATTATTCCAATGATTAGCTTTTTGAATCTGTTTAATCGCTCCATCATTCTTCATTAATCCACGATAATCTTTCACTTGGATAGCAATACCATAGCTCTTCCCAAGTAGACCAGGTAATGTAATGAGGATATCTGTACCATGATCCTTCTCTGCTATCCCACCAGTACGCTCAACTAAAATTGGTTCTGGTAATATCTTTCTAATCCCTTCTACTAACGCATATTCCCACTCTTCATTAGAAAATTGCTCATTCATCTGTTGATAGAAACTATTATAAAAATTCGTTTGTTCAAGAGATTTACTTATATTATCAGTGAGAAGATTATTAAAACGGTTACTAAAACCAATCGAATCAATTAAAAGTTCATCATGATTAATAAGCGCTTCAATACTGTCTTTACAATGACTCATATTCCAAAAGCGATTAACCTGTTTTAAGCTCGCTCTTAGATCCCCCAACACGTTCGTATTTGCTCTATTAAAGCTTTTAATCAAACGAGCTGGGAAAATATGCCCAAAGTCCTCTAGCTCAGGATGAATGGAAAAATCATAACCTTCATCAAAATCTTGTGTCGCTTCAACGATTGCAACTTCATTCCATGTTGGTAAGCGAGGTACTAATAATATGTCACCTTTCTTTACCTTACGAAAAATAGGTAGATTGCGACGAGCGCCACTATCCATCGTGAGCTGCCTTAGATTCTGCTCATCATCCCATCCCCAACCCTGTCTTAACTTACCTTCTGCCAACTCTTGACGGAAAAAGTCAATCTTCGTTTTATCAATTCGGTAACCCCAATAATTTCTAGACATTTAACGCACCCTAAACTTAGTAAAATAAGCGCGCAGTTTAATCTTACTATTTCTAAAACAAAGATATATAAAACAAAACTCATACAGCAATCACAATAATCTACTCATAAGGCTGATAAACAAATTCAAGTCCGCCATTCATTCGAACATGGCCACCTCTCACCAAATACCCCCTTTCCCAAACTGTCTTCAACAATGTACTCGCCCACGAACTCGACAACTCACAACGCTTGGCAATCTGTTCTGCTGTTACCTTTTCACCAGGCATAATCGACTGCAGAACTTTCAACTGGGTTTTACTCAATTTTATTAAGCCAACTTGATGAGGAACAGCTCGTGCAGCTCCCATCAAATTAGCGCTGATTTGTTCGTTTTTCGTACAAATCTGCATTCTTATTATCATCCGCTGAGGTTTATAATGAAAAGTGGCTTCAAGCCAGTCTGGATAAGGGTTTATCGATGATTGGATTTTGAATCGAGACAGGTGCTAGACAGGTACACCATCCTTTTTTAAGCCATTTATGGTACGTTTCTAACGCTTCTTTCTTCTGTAATTCCATATGTGTATGGATATAGGCTTGATCTAACTTATCTCGAGCATGGTTAAGCAAAGATTCACACACAATGTAATCAACACCCAATTCCGCCCATATTGATCGTGCTCGCTTTCTAAGATCATGTGCGCTCCACGCCTTCTTAGATACTCCCCGCACCCATTCACTGGCTTTAGCACTGTGGATTGGCTGATTATTCCAACGAGATAATGGGAACAAGTGATCACTGTTATAGCCTAGCTCACGTTGCCATGCTTGATATGAGCGCAATAGTTCAATCATCTCAGCGGTAAGTGGATAACTCATTGCTACGTCGTTCTTGGCGTCTTCTTTAGGAATTAGCCACCGCTTTTCAATAAAACTGATGTTCTTCCATAAAGCCTTTCTGGTTTCACCAATACGAGAACCATGCGCTAACATCATCATCAGTAATAATCGTTGTGGTGGTTGCTGTTGGCCAATCGCCGGCAAGATATCAATCAGGTCTTCAGTATTCACTCGACAGCCTTTGATTTGAGCTTCTGTAACAGAGAACGTCTCAGGGAAAAACGTCTTAAATTGCACCTCTGATAGCGGATTAACGGTGATATATTTGAGTCGCCTAGCGATAGAGAAAGCTGTTTTCAATAAGAAGAAATTTGCCCTCACATAACTCACTGAATAGCCTTGCTCAAACATAGGCTGAATCAAGGCACTGTCTATCTTTTGATGGTCCATATCCGTGATAGCAACCCCATGAAATAGGCTCATCACATGAGTTTCAGCCATGCTTTTTAGGTTATTCAATCGCTCTTTCGTGGAACGTTTTAAAGTACATTGCCGCTGAACATGCCAATCAACCAGCTGATCTACGGTTTCAAAACGATTACATTCAATCGCTTTACCTTTGGCTATTTGGACTGATACCGCACTCACCACATCCATAATGTCTTTAGCCTGAGTACCAGGATATTTCGCAATGCGATATGGGTATTGTTTGCCAGCTTCGTAACGATAAAACCACCACGTTCCACCGGTTCGAGATGCGTTAAACCGCAAGTAAAGTGGGCATCGAATATCTTTTAACTGGCGTACACGTTGATCATTAATATGACGTTTGATTTGAGCATCAGAGATTTTTACGGGGAGTGTTGCAGAAAAGAAGGCATGTTGATTAAAGCGAATTTTACTGTTTGTGATCATTACTCACCTATTAACGTAGCTTGAATACTCATTCGATTGGGTTGTAACCCTTGGCCAGAGAACGACACTTGATCAACAGAACATTGACCTTTGAAGGCGCGAGGAAAAGTATCATCAAGTAGCATTAACCCTTCCGCAAAAATAGTGGGGTTAGGTGGTGCTTCAATGCTGATTTTCCGCCCTTGGCGTTGCATTTTCCTAAGTTCTGCAGCACACGCTTGTTCTGCTTCATTCTTGGTGTTCTTATCTTTGCCTAATGACTTAAACGGTTTACTCCCCACTTTGACTTGTTGCCGGCTTCCATCTGCAGTTGAACTATAAAAAGCCTTAACACCATTAAAATCTTGTCGACCATCTAGCTCTACAGACACATTAACAAAGTCACTATTGCCCGGATGATTCACCACTGGGAGTGACAGCGTAACGCTTTCAATATTCTTACCTGAAGCACTACGTTGTTCACCAATTGGCACAAAGATAAACCGCCCTTCAACAGGTTTCGCTATTGCATCATAAGACTTGGCCAAGCGGTTCATAAATGCCGGCGTACTTTCATCAGAACGATCTATATGCTCGATTTCAATTTTTTGTAATCGCGGATGGACAAAAACATCGAAGCCGTGAGGGGTAAGACAGTCATACACGACTTGTCCTACTGTTGTTTTATCCCAACTGCACGACTTACGTTCACGGTAACCACTTTCATCCTTGATAGAGAAAGGCGCAACCGTGAGGACTAACGTGATCTCTCGTGGGTATAAACTCACTGACCGTTTTGATATCTGAAAACTATCCCGTACAACATCCCCCAATCGCACCGAATAACGTTCACCTTTAGGTGGCAGTCCATCAACATCATCAGAGCTCACTACCAAAGTAACGTTATCGCCTTCGGTACCGTTACCATCATTCAACCGCCATGATTTTAAACGGTCCAATATCAAATCAGCATTATTGCCTATTAAATGAAACATTCCTTAATCCCATGATTTAGTAACACGTTGAGTTTTAGGTACCTGCTTGACTTGAGGTAACACCACTTCGGTATCAACAAAAAAAACCTCACGCCGAACGTGAGGATTTAATTGATAGAAGGCTTGTTCTAATTGGTCATTATCTTGGCCAGTGTGCTTATAGAGTAAATCCGTGATCAACTCACCGGCTTTGGCGCTTACCTTCACTCGCGGTACTCCTTCAATTGCAGCATGACATCTGTCACCATGGCTTGGCCGTTATGAATCAATGCCGACTTACCTTCTTTCAGTTGTTGAATCGTCCATTTACCTAAGTTAATACCTTGGCCATCACTGACTTGTTGTGGTGATTCAATCAACGTTCGAAGCTTTTCAACTGACTCTTGCGCCCCGTATTGCAACCATTTGGCGGTTATATCAAGGGTTTCAAGCGGTTTTCCGGTCATTTCAGAGCGTGCGTCATAAATCAAACTGACTTCTGAATACGCGCCTGGTGAAGTTCGCTCAAACTTCATAATCGGTGTTTTATCACCCACAGAAAAAACGAACTCACCAATCACTAAATGGTGCATAACGATCCTTAGCTATCTCTATCAATAGCGGCATAACTAAATTGGGTTGATAAGGTGTTCTCACCCATTAATGACGATAATTGTTGGTTCATTTGACGGGTAATTTCTTGCGCTATCAGCTTTTCATCTTGACCAGCTGCAGCCGTTATTTGAAAGGTAGGAGAAAATGATATGGGTGGGCTTTGCTTGGCCATCGCTTCTTTGGTTTGAACTTCATCGACCTTTTTAGCGGTTTCTTCAGGAGAATCGAGTTTCTTGCCAAACCAGCCGCCGAGCATTTCACCGCCCATGCCACCCGCAATAGAACCCAACAAACCACCAATCGCGGTACCGATACCAGGTAAAATGAAAGTACCAATGGCAGCACCTAACGCACCACCGCCCATAGAACCACCGATATCCCCCAATGCACCGCCTGTTTGTTCCATATCTCCATTAATGACACCTTCAACAACGGAAGAGGCATTCATCATCATTCCTAATGGTTTCAATACCTTGGTAAGCCCTGTTTTGCCCGCAGTTTCAGCAATATCACCACCAATTCCAATCACATCCATTGCATCTGATGCCATCGCGTCCATAGGCATTAAAGCTAATCCAGAACCCGCTAAGGCCATAGCTGCACCTTTAGGGGTAACATTACTCACCAAAGACTGAGCACCAGAGCCCACCGTTTGAGCCATTCGACTTTCCATAACAGAACTAAGTAACCCACCTAGCCCTTTACGGCGACCACGAACACGGCGACGACCTTTACGCTTTTTACGAGAACGGGCTTCTTTACCTACACTGCTATTGCCTTTACTTTCTGGCCCTTGGCTAGATGAAACGGCAGCATTTAAGCTTCGCCAACGTTTGGCAGCCAATGCTGCAATCCGTCCACCGTCTTGGGTTTCACGATTTAAACCTTTCGTAAATAAACGGGTTTTATCCATCGAGTTACCAAAGACGAGCGATAACGCTTTCCCCGCTAACAACACCCCTTTCAAACCAATAAATGCTGCAACACCAATACCCACAGCTTGAGTGACACCGGTATTCGCTTCAGCAAAGTTAGCCAGTAAATCAACACCTTTACCTAACGGTTCAAGTACCCAATTAAGGGCTGGCAATAACGCGGTACCAAATACCACACTTAATCGATTTAACTTATTCACGAACATATCAATGCCACTGCCTGTGGTACTGATTCTGGCATTGTATTCTTGGTCAAGAGAGTCAAGATGAACGGTAGGATCTTCTTTTGATAGCGTTAACAGCTTAGTGAAATTCGCCATATTGCCCGATAGGGATGCCACTGCACCTTTGGCTTCTTCACCAAATATCTGACTCAATATGGCGCTTTTATCTTCTTTTGGTGCCTGATTAACGGCATTAAGCACTTCAATCAGCGTACCTGATGCATCCTCTTGCATTCTTGCGGCAATATCATCAGCATTTAAGCCAATTGAGGCCATCGCCTTTTGTTGAGTACCACTTGCTGCATCACCTAACGTCAATCGACCTGAGATATTCTTCAAGGCCGTTGCTGCACGCTCTTCACCCATGCCTAATGACAATAATGAAGCTGATAATGCCGTGGACTCATTAACCTTAAAACCACCCGTCTTAGCTGATGCCCCTTCACGCGCCATCACACCCGCAATATCTTTCGCTTTGGCATTCGAGTTATTTGAAAGGTAGTTAGCAAGACCGGCTACATTCATTGCGCCTTGTTGATCTACACCTAATGCTGCCTTAAAGACTGATAAGGTTTCACCGGCTTGACCCGCATCCATATCAAAGGCAACCCCCATCTTGGAGGAATCAAGTACAAAGCTTTTCAGTTCATTGATATCTTTAATGCCACTTTGCCCACCAGCGGCTAACATCGCATTGATATTATCGGCACTCATTGGTGTTGTAGTTGAGGTTTTCAGCGCCCACGATTGCAGCTCTGTAGATTGCTCATCACTCATGTTGACGACTTTTTTCACATCAGCAAATGAGCTTTCATTTTTAATCGCTGTCCATATCGATCCAACAATCGGTGCTGCAGCTGCCGCTAATCCTGTTGCTTCACTGCCAATTTCACCTAACTTAGCTTTACGACTATCAATCCGACCTTGAATTGATTGCATCTCTTTTAATCGAGCATTCTGCTTTTCAAGAGCTAGAGTGGCTTTATCAGCTTGTTGTTTTAAACGATTTTGTTCATCACCAAGCTTATCGGTACTCACACCCGCCGCTTGCAGTGAGCCTTTTAACTTATTTAAAGTGTTATGTTGCTTCTCTTGTCTGTCGGTTAGCTTTCCCAATTTGCCGCTGGCACGTTTATAAGCGACAGAGAGATCATTGGTTTGGGCTTTATTCTGATAAATTTCAGTATTGAGTGATTCAAGTCGAAGTTGGGCTTCTTTTAACTTAACTTGTAAGGCTTGTGCCCCTTCCTTTGAGGCTTGCTGCATTTCCTGATTTAACCCACGAATTTCGTTCTGAGTTAAATTGTATTCACCCCGCAATTGAGTGGTTTTCTGCTTGCTCTCAGCTATGGCTGCACTAAGAGAAGTCATGGTGCTTTTGGTTTCAGTTAATTGAGCCGATAGCTTTTCAGCTCTAAGCTCTGCCGCTTCAAAGCCTTTAATGCCCTTTAGCTGACCATTTAACGACTGAACCTCACCCCGTTGTTCCGCTAGTGCTGCAGTTAAACGTTCTGTTGCGGTCGTAGTTGAAACAATGTCTTTAACGCCTTTTACCGACGCATCTAAGACAAAACTAATCTTTTCCGTCATTGTTTGACTCCGAGCTTAGATAAGATCAATTCATAACGCCGTAATGCCTGGTCTTGTGACCACTCCCTGAGTTCACTTTCAGTGGTATTACGGTGCATTGGGATCAAATCAATCAGAGCTTCGACGTCACGGGGCGAAAGTAATCCCCCGCAAGTTGAAAAAAAGCGCCCACCTGCGGTTTAATGGCCAAGTAATCATTCAATGCCATGGCGTCCATATCTTGTTTATCTAAATGACATACCACCCGAAACATAAACTCTTCACGTTCGTAATGATCATCAATATCTGCCAATGCTTCAGAGTGTTTCACCTTAGGAACAGCGAACTTAATATGATTGATGTTTTCCCCTAGCTCATTGGTAAACGGAAATGCCAAATCAAATTCAAAGTCTTTACCTGTTAATGAATGAGCATTCATTTCATCAGATGGCGTTAAGATAAAAGCGCGAATATCTTGATGTAATTGGGTAAAATCAGGCACCGATAGCTCTTCAAACTCGATCGGCGTTAAGTCCGTACAGGCTAAAATCATCGCCTTAAACTGCTTAAATTGTTCTGCTGCAGACAGATCATCTTTCATCACAAAAGGTAGCTTGCGAAACGCGCCTAAGGTGATGGTATTAATCGTTAATTTATAACTACCTGAACGGTTAAAAAATGGCAGTGTGGTTTCTTTCTTCATGGATTTTTCTCATAAAAAAAGCGCCCATAGGCGCTATCAGTCATACATAGATAGAAGATGGTTTAAATGATGCCGGCTAATCCCATCAAATCGACACCACCAATAATGGTTTTACCGGTATTCACATTGATATCATGAACCACAATGCCCGTATCATGTTGGGTATACGCTTTACAGGTACCTTCAATAGTGATGGTTGGCTTCTCGCCCATCTTCACCGCCTCTTTCTTAATGGCCGTAATCGGTCCATACATTGAATAGGTTTCCACATAGGGAACACCATCTGTACTTTTGCCTTTTTCTACCACGTTAATCTGGGCATTACCCATGGTGTACTTACCCAAAGAACGCGATAACACCCCATGCTCACCTTTCACTTTTAATGACCAACTGAGCTTTTCTAAGCCAACAGTATCTTCAGAAGCAACAAATGCCCCTTCATTATTGGCTAACTTGGCTTTCACTTCCGGCGGCGTAAAGTCCACAATTTCATTCATCAATGGCACAGATTCAACCTGCGCCGTAATACGCATACGAATACGATCAGCCATTTACCACCTCATCAAGCCATGCTGCAATTAACCCGTTATCGACACTCATTTTATACACCATGTGTTCATTCGGTGAATAACGGCCATAGTTCACACATAGGAACCATCGACCTGCCGTATAGTTTTCTAGATTATTCTTGGTGGGATGAAGAAAGGCTTTAAACACAGGAATGACGGTCTGCGCGACTAAATCCTGTCCCCAATTGGTTAAACGATCAACAACTTGCTGCATGAACTCTTCAGTCAGTTGTTTGCCTAATAACGGTTGACTAGTTTCTTCTAACTTACGTGCCATCAAGTCTTCTAAACCAACATGAGAGATAAAACGTCCAGTATTAGTACGGTTACCAATAATCGAATAACCGCCCATCCGTGTATGCGCTATTGTCACCACACCATGTTTATTCAAAAAATTCGCTTGCGTGGTTTTATCATTAATTTTATAGGCAATGTTACGGGCAGTTTCATCACACACCACCGAGCGATTTTGTGGGCTTTCCCAACCTGATACCGAAGCCATTGCCGCCACTAAAGCAATGGACGCTGGCATTAATACCTGCACACCATCATAAGTTTTCAGAAACCAAGGATCGATGATACATAGTTTATCTTCACCCGTTCCTTCAGCGCCAAAACCTGCAGCAAACTCAGCTGCTGCCATATCATTGGTGTTTGGACCATCAAGCACAGGACGACAACGCACATCACGTCCAATTAACGCTAACTTTTGTCCTACCGCTTTTGAATGAAAACCTGGGGCGGCAATAATGGTTGGAGTTTCAGGGCAAGCCTTAACGGTTTCCAAACCACGAATGGCACCGGTTGCTGAATCCACACCACCAATCACATTGGCTTCTGTTGCTGCAGCATTAGCACCTACTTCGACCACCGTGACATAAAGCGCGCATTTCACGTACTCAAACAAATAACGCACCACGGTAGGTAATGAGCCTTGACGATTACCGGTTGAATCTAATGCCATCATTGCATCAGCATAATTCCATAACCGTGTTGGCTCGTTATAAGCAATAGTGCCGCGTTTATCGGGCGCCGTACCAATCAAGTGCACCACTTGTTGCGCTAATGGCCCCATACTTGGTTGCGGTTCAATGGTACGAACCTCAACCCCATTTAATTCAAAATCTTGAATGGGTGCTAATGAACTCATTGTTGCTGTCCTTGGGCTTTTTGTTGGGTTGGAAGTTGTGCCGGTTTTCCAATCTTGCCATTCATCAGCAAAAAGGCGGTTTGGGTTGGGTGTAAAGCAATGGTGTTATCTGCCGGTGAATACCAACGCCCATTTAAACGAAAAGGCTGCAAGATCGGATGATCTTGCAGCCCTGTTTGATGCAAGGTTGCCATGTGGTGTCCTTTAAACGTGAAATTTAGATGTAAAAAAAACCGCTGATTAATAGCGGTTTCTAAATAATTGGTTTAATAAGATATAAATCTTTTGGTTTGGGATCTTTTGAATTAGCCCAAGATCGACAAGCATCAATAAAAGTATGCATTTGAGTTTTAATGTCCTCTGGACCAACTCGTTCAATTGTTAGTTGTTTACCTAACGCATAATATTTTGTGATATAGGCTTCACAACGCTCATTCACATCAATCGAACTTAAAATATCATCTGAATAATCAAACTGTTCTATCATAATTTTTAACTTCCTGGTTGTACATCATAAGGAGATTCTCCATATATAGATGGCCAATATCCCCATTTAGGAGCGCTTCTATCTAACGGTACATATCCTGAAACTATCGCAGGCCAAATAAATAAAACTTCACCGGTAACTGTATTTACACGAGGGTGAGCATGCATATAGCGACCAGGACCACCTCTATAGACATTACCGCATAATCCCCATTCATTAGTTACATTATTAAGCCACATATCAGATATACTGCCAGAAATTAACTTTGCATAACTTGCGACAGTAATACATCCAGTCATATTCCCAAGAGGATTAGGATAAATAGTATAGCTAGAATGAATATCTGCTTGATATCCACTCCAAATTAGTTTCATAACACGAATTTTAGGTTGAAAATGTTGAACCCCATTCATTCCCATATTTTTTAATATTTCTTTTTCTTCTGTATCTCGATCAGCCCATGCTGTCCCTGTAATAATTTCTCTATATAGCGACACTTCAATTGTAAATTGCGAGTTTTTAGAAAAATAATCTAAATTTGCACCTGTTAAATTACAGTATTGATTTTTGCTTTGACGAAATATTGCATTTTCTAATCGCGATTGAGTAATAAATGCATCAAACTTCTTTGTTGCTGCATCAACTTCCTTATCAATCTCCCCAATTTTGCTATTCACCGCACCCGTCAGGTTTTCTGAGGCTCTAACTAATGCCCCGATTTGTTGTTCTAAACTCATTGATTAACTTCCATTATTTGTATTCACTGCATTATTAAACGATACCGCGAGTCGTATACCATAGGTTGTGCCGGCAATAATGCTCAGTAACGGCGGTCCCTCCATTGTGCATGCCATAATCCCTCACACTCTTTTCTCTAGTTCATTAAAACGAAATAGCAATTCAAGATGGCGCGACATATTGCCAATTTGAGCAGTGGCCATGGTGGTTAACTCTTCACCCAGTAACAGGTTTATATTGTCATTACCGACCTCAATCGTGATGCTATTTGAGGGTAATGGGGAGACATCTAGCGTGAACTTCTGCAACCAACTGGCATTAGCTGATTTATACGCCAATAACGTATTTGGCACTGAATAGACCGCTAACAAGGTGCCCGTTTCTAAAAAGAACCCGACTTCTCGCACTTCATATTCTAGATTGCCTTTAAATACTGCCGCCATGCGTAGTTGTGTGGGGCTCAGTTCTTCCCAATCTGAAATCAGTTCACGTTGCCTTTCGTTGTACAACGCTTTTTGTTCAGGTGTTGGTTGATAACTGCGGTCACCTGCCGCAATCCATTTAATCGCCCCTTTGATGCCTTGGCTTTTGGCACTAATTAGCTCGGCCAATCCCACTTTAGTAAATTGAACAACGGGTGAACTCATGTTCTTGCTCCTAACGTTATATCGGTACTCATCACCATACGCATACCGCCTGCAAAATAGCTTCCACCTGCACACCACGAGTCATTAGGCATGCATCCCTGGTATGACTCATCACCGACCGTGGTATGAAAGTGACCACCTGAAACACTCAAGGGAGCCAATACCAACGGTGATGGCGGCATGATGCCAGTGGCTGAATCATCGTAATCAACAACGGATGGCTGTTTTACCCCTGAGAACGTAAGTCCAGTATCTAAACCAAAGGCTAAAATCAGATCAACGGTGTCACGCTCAGACTTGGTGTTTTCAATCCGTGTCAGCATGCGTTTAGCGGTTTCTTGATTCACCGGCTTATTGCGTTTCCAAGCCACTACTTCTATATGATAAGGGCCCGGCGGCGCTTCCATTTGATACCAAGGGGTAACTTCAATATCACAATCCAACGCATCCATAGCCACCGCTAAACCGTGACGCGTTCCCGCTTTTCGGTGAATTTCAAAGGCGTTATCGGCAGTTTTACGCTGTTGTTCTAATGAATCTTCAGGTCGCCAATCTGTTACCCCTCGTTCACCAGCCAGTAAGGAAACAAATTGTTCTGACGTTAATAGCGGTTGTTTCAGTTCGGGGAAAGGATCGGTTTGGTTAGCCAGCAAGGTATGCCAGGCATATTCTAGGGACTCTTCAATCAGGGTTCGGTTTTCAGGTTGAACAGAAATAAAAGGCTCAATCACCTCGAACATCAATGATCACCTCCGTACAATACGGCGCTTCATCCCACTGGCAAATAACATCAGCTGCAGGTTCGTGGACTTTGGCGCGTTTTGCCCCTAACTCATAAAGAATGTGTGCCACTTCTTCTCTATCAACAATGCCATTGAGCTTATGGCGTTTTTCAGCTAATGCCCATGCAGCGTGTTCGGCTTGGGCTTTATCAACATGCGAACTTGGATCAGAGCCGGTATACACCGTGGCCACAATTCGATATAGCTTTGGAGCCGCACTTTTCGTCGTGATTTCATCAGACTCTTGGGCAATATCATCACGTTGAAGGTAATCACCTACCCGCTTTAATAACGCATCACTGGCAATACCTTGCGGATGTTCTCGACTCAACACTGCAACACACACTTTGCCTGAATTAGGCTCTAGCATTTTAGGCATAGCATCTTTAACTGGCATCGGCCTGTTTAAGTGCTGAAATTCATACCGCATCACCACTGCATCGGGTTCTGATTCAATCTTTATCAGAGGCCGTTCATCTAAGGTCAGTGCATGGAATTTATACCCCATTCGCGTACCTGTGGTATGGAACTGATAAGGCGCTAAATCAAACCGCTGCAGTAGGCTTGCATCTGATTCCATAATGGCGGGTTTTGGTGGGAAAATACTGTTATCACTCGGCGTTAATATTTGCCGCTTTAAGCCATATTGCAATGCCAACAAATCCACCATGTCAGATTCAGTCACGAACTTACGAAACATCTGTAAGGCTTGGTGGTTCTGCTCTCTAATTTCAGCCACCCGCTTTAACACAAACGCCTGAGTCACTTGTGCCAGCAACTCACCATCATTGGTCATGGCTTGATGTAATAGCAGTGCCTTATCGGTATCGGACTTGGCACAATACGCCACCGCAGCTTGAATATAGTCACTTAATAAGGCTTCAAATTCAGGTACCACAAACGCTTTAGGTAAACTCATAACCGCACCTGTAATTCAATGTCATTGCCTCGCCACACGCCTTTCACCCTCACTGAAAACCCCGTATCACTTGATATAGCTTGGCACTGTTTAGCTTTAAATTGGATTAAACCATTAGCAGGATTAGCCAGTGCTTCAAGGGATAGGTTTTGCACTATCATGGCTTCAGTTGGGTTTTGCATTCGACCTAAACGGGCAATGGCTTTATTGCCTATTTGGCGGCGCTTAATGCGTGAGGTCATTTGTGTTGTCAGGATCCGTTCAAACCGACAGGTTAACGCAGCCATACCCGTGACGGTTTTCCCTGTTTTAGGATCAATCCCTATCATTGTTGTTGCTCCGTTTTACTGGTGTTAGGGTTTCCATGTAAGTGGATATGGTCGTTATAAATCTTACGATCAGCAGCCATCGAACGGGTACCATCAGCAACATCCCCCGAAGCACGATAATTACCCTCTTGTTCAATATCACCCACCACTTTGACACCACCAGGATAATGCGCCGTTAATGCACCAGTATCTAAGTCATAACACTCAGTCATACCGTTGCCGTAATCGGTCATCACTTGGTTTTCTTCGGTAGTAGGACAAGGAAAGTTTGTTGAAGGTAATCCCATCAGGACAACGGAATTATTGAGGTTATCACCACAGCCTAAGTTAATCAGAATGCACTGTTCACCCACACTAGGACGGCGATAGTGACTAACACGCCCCGCACTATGAACAAAGAACGGCACCCGCGTTGCCTTATTCTGACCAGCGGTAACATCAACGGTTTGTTCTGATGTCGCAGCCACCACACCAAGGCGAATAATATTGCCTGAAGAACGGCGGTTTTCTTCCACTTCTTCACGCAAAGCCATCACTTCTTTTTCTAACGAACGGATCCGTTCAACTAATGCCCTCAACATTGGCTTGCGTTCCTATAATCTCATGCCAATCGTGTTCAATCGGTCCCATAAAAATACGCTGCTTGATAGTAACAACCCGTAAGAACACCCCATTATCAGGATTAAAACGGCGCGGCAGATTTGAAATCAACCGCGCCTCTTCAACATCATCTACACAACCAAAGCGTTGATTGAATAACTCACGCTCAATACGGCTTGATAAGTCCAGCGCCACCACATCAAAGTTAGCTTGAGCAATCGGCACTTCTACCAAGAATCGCAGCTCAATTTCATGGATTTTACGGCCATCATTGTTGGTGTGATTAATGGATTGGCATTCACCGCATTGGTAACGCACGATAGGTGCACTTGGCTCGGTTTCTTCACGTTGATAGGCGGTTTCTATCTTGCCGAGTTGTAACCGCTGTTCTAATCGTTCAATGACGGTCATCACCCATTCACTTGGCGCCCGAAAGAATGAATTGGAACTCACGATGAAAAAACTCCTCAAATTTACGGTTTAAATCGGGTAAGTAAGAATCAATGATCTCTTCTGCTTCTTCACTAATATCGATGGTGACTAACTTAATGGATTTTCGACCTTTATTTTCACGGCGAAAGACCAACAGTTGATCACTGTCCATCGGTGAGATAAACGCGCCATCATAGAAACGACCGCCGACTTGCACCCCTTTACCATTTTGTACCGGCTTACCTAATCGATGCACACCAAGGCTTCTTACGCCTACCCACAGCTTTGACATACCGCCGTTTTTATAGGTTCTAAAACGGGTAGTCATGGCTTTTGAATCAATACTGAGTTCATAACCTAAATCAGCCATCGAAGCCGCCCTTAACCAGCGATTGGTTTTGATCATCGCTTGTTTAGCGGCTTTAGCTAATTCATCGGGAAGGTAGGAAAGACGAGCAAGAAAACGGGTGTCCAATACCATATTAGAATTCAGAGAAGCCATGTTTAATCCCTGCTTGAGACAGATTTAAAACATATTCACGCTGCAGCTGACTGTCTTTGTTACCCTTGCCTTGTTCATGGCCAGAGAACGCCAAGCTATAACGCTTACCTTTTATCATCATGGTTGATAACGGTGGCAAACAACTGGCCGTTAATAACCGTTTAATGGCATGACCTTCTGATGATTGGTGTTTGATATAGCCTTGAATTTTCCGTTGTTGGCCATCGGGTAACATCACCACTAATTCACTGCCAAAACACTGCTGAATAGAGGCTCGAATCAATTGCCGAGCATCATCAAACACACTCTTCATTGATCACCTATCATGTGAGTTAACTGATTAAGGCCACACCCATCAGCAATACGCCATTATCAATGAATGAGCCGATAGGAACGGTCACAGCACCTTCACCCGTAGGTAACGTTTTAGTAAACACCCCATTATCAAAATAAGCTGCCTCACCGATAAATGAAGGAGAATCGCCGGCTTTAATCGGTCCATCAAACAAACCACGGTAAGTACAACTCACCACTTGGCCTTCTTGCGCAGAATAATTAGGTATCACAATCAACGCACCGTACTTCACTGGCACATCTTTCACAAAACCACTCACTGGCGCTTTTAAATCAATCTTTGAACCATCAGCAATACGCATAGTGTTCTCTGTCCCTGTTGTTTATTTCACTTATAAAAAAGGATGCCTAAGCACCCTATAAGAATAGATATTATTTGGCGGCAAATGTTGCTTGAGCGATGCCACGACGATCGAGCACTTTCGAGGTCACATCATAAGTAATACGGAACTTCGCACCGTCACTACTCCAACCATCCCCCGTTTCTAACCAAGGATCTTGTGCGCCATCAAGAAAGCCCATCACCACCGAATCAAAGTCTTTACCGGTTAACGCAATCGCACCATTAATCGAAGCTAATCGTGCGGTTTCAACCACCTTGGCAAACTTCTTATAGGCAGGATTAAACGTATCAGGTTTGCTTGCAGTATTAAGTACCGCTTCTAAGAATGAAGCATGGTCAGGGTTGGCTAACAGGATTTCACCGCGTAAATCTAATGCATCCCCTTCGGAGGTGGTCGCGGTTGCAAAGACTTTATGTAGCGCCATCACTAAGGCTTGGTAATCAGCAGCTGGAATATCATTGGCTAAGTTACCCCATTTATTGGCGCCACCTGCTTGGAACACACTCTTACCATCGCCCATTTTTCCGCTCAGAATGGCGTTAAACATCAACTTATCCGACAAACGATAAGCCGATTGCATGAACTTACGTGGGATTTTTGATATCAAGGCAATCTCATCATTGATGATAGCTTGACGAGTAAAGGCAATTTCACGACCAAAACTGGCTAACTGAATTTTCTCACCACTGCCTTTGATGGTCGCTGATTTGTATTCACCATCTTCTGATACGGCCATTAAATCAGGCGCATCATTAATGAGAATTAAATCGGTCTCTTTAAAGTTAGGCAGGTTTTCAGTATTAGCAAGCTCTCGCCATAATGGTGCACGTACTTGCGCTTCATCTCGCATCACAGTTCGTACACTTTCGGTGATGATGTCTGCAAAATCGCCACTGTTAAACGCACGAGCGACTAATTCATTCTTGTTACCGCAATATTTAGCGTCCTTACCCACCGCTATTTCAGCCATATCAAGTAAGGTTTTTAAGCGGTACGGGTTATCTTTTTCAATTTCACCCGTACCACAACGAGCATTTAGCGCATTTTGCAGCGTATCTTTAGTGGTATTACCGTTGCCCACATGAATATGGGTATTGGTTAACCCTGTTGGTGGTTGTTCTGCAGTGGGCTCTTGACCATTAATGGAAATCGAACCCAAGTATTGCAGTATCTTGAGTGAGCTATCTTCAGCACTGCAATTTAAATCATTAAGCATTTCATCACGCAGGGTGTCACTCACCTTATGGGTTGCACACAAAGCACGAATAGTCGATTGACGTTGGTTCTCGTTTTTTAACGCATTTTGTAATGCATCGTTATCGATAGGTTTAGGCATAGGATCACTTTGTTGGTTTATTAGAGGTTCCGGTATTGGCGTTGCTGGCGGTTGCACAAGCTGATTCAATAAATCATCAGGGGTATGTTTAAAGGCTTTGGCTTGCAGCTCAGTGGCAGATACTTTTTTAAGGCAATTGGATAAGTCCACGGCATCAATCACCGCATCAATCAAACCAAACTCCAGCGCTTGGCTGGCGGTGAACCAGGTTTCTTTTGCCATCGCTAGCAGCACATCCTCTAACGACTTACCACAGCGTTCGGCATAGGCTTCTGCAATGGTCTGCTTGGCGTTCTTCAGCTGAGTTAACGCACTTTCTATTTCATTTTCACCACCCCAAGCACCAATAGCAGGATCATGAATCATCAGCTTGGCATTTTCAGGCATTTGAATTTCATCGCAAGCCATTAAGAAATAGCTAGAAATCGATGCCACTAACCCATCCACGATGCCAATGGTTTTTCCTTTGTGGGCTTTAATGGCGTTATACATCGCCAACCCTTCATAGACCGAACCACCATAACTTTGAATACGGAACTCAGCATCTTGCGTACCGACAGACTGCAGGGCTTTGATTAAATCAATGGCTTCAATGTCATAACTACCAATGTCACCATGGATCCACACCTTCACCGGTTGGCCTTCGCCTTGGTTATTGAGCGTGAACCACGATTTAGTTGTCTTTGGCATGTTGTGCCTCTTTGGTTGAATGTTGGATCTTCGTTTGAACGTTATGCGCAGGATCAGCCGTACTCACAATGGCATCATCATTCATGGCTTGGCGTTCGGCTTTTATCTCACGGCGTACAGCGACAGGGTTATAGTTGCGTTCACGTTGGAAATGACTGAGTGATTGCAGCCCTAGACGGGTACCTTTTTCAATACCGCTCATCTCTTTAGCAGGATCAATCCACGGCATCACAGGTGCTTGATAAATAGCATTAAGCACTGAAACCACATCTACTTCTTTAGGCACCACCAATTCACGCGATAAAATCGCCATCTGCAGTGCCATTCGATATTGAGGACGCGTCCAACTGGTAACGAACTTACGTTGTAAAATGCGATAACGAGCAAAGGAATCAATCAGCTCTTGCCGTTGGGCTGAATAAGAACCGGTGTAATGCCGAGTTACGCTCGAGCAATTAACTCCCGCACCGGATGCTGCTAATCGCATTTGGGCATCACGAAACGGGCTGCTCATGGCTTCTTGACGCTTACTTTCAACAATGCCGGCATCTTCACCAGGCGCGAGTTCAAAACTGTTCCCCATTCCTAGAAAGATATCGCCGCCACGTTCAAAGTTATCAGCCTCACCTGAGCCCGTATCTCGTTTAATGAAATAGGCAAAGCGGCTGGCAATCTGTGCACTGACACGCTCTGATTGATCGTAATCTTCAATATCTGCAATCAAATCTAAGACAGAATGCAGCAGTGTTACCCCGCGGTTTTGATGAAATCGGCGGGTGAATTTTAAATGCGCCACAAACCGCGCATCCACTTCAGCAAAAGAAAAGCCATGGGCATCACGCTGAATCAACAATGACACCATCTGACCTAAACCATTACGGCGAATACCTTCATACATGCCCTTTTCAGGCTCGTTGATATTCAGTGGAATGTAATCAGGCTCAAATGGCTGCACCCCAAACGGTGTTGTTGATGGGTATTCAATCCCTGCATCTCGTCCTAAGTAATAACGGGCAAACACTTCACCATCACGCAGCCACGTTCGACAGGCTAACCATTCAGTTTCTGCCCGAGATAACTCACCATCGATGTTCTGTTGCAATGAAAACCGTTCAAACCATTCACTGATCTTACGGGCAAACTCAGTGTGAACATCGCCGTTCATGTCTAGCGGCTGTGGTTCAATCATAATGCCGTTAGGTCCTACGACATTGGCACACAGTTCATCAAGGATAGCGGTAACATAAGGCGTGTTTTCATCCATATGTCGTGCACGTTCGCGTAAAGACTTCGCATCTTTATTGATTTGGTTAGCTTTGCCAGTAGAGCGAGCATTACGTTTTTTGGTGTGAGGATTAGCAGGCAGTGCAGCTTGGTATTTATTAATCAGGTTACGGTTATAAAGCCGTTCAGCCCCCGATTTAGGATTAAAATAACAAATGATACGATCAGCTATATTCAATTTACTCAAGGTAGTTTCTCCGGATCATACTGCGGCGTCCTCCCTTATTTTCGCGGCTAATCAACTGCTGCAGACGTTCTATTTCACGACGTACCGTTGCCAAACTCGCAAAGGTCAGCTTTTCCCCTTCAGCAGTTTCAACCGCTTGTTGCATCAAGATCTTTTGCTCAGCATCGAGATACCACTGCAGCCGTTCACGTTGGGTTGTCATCCGAAAATTCCTTTTGAGTGGTTATATCGTCGACGAGCCACCCGCTCAAACTTCGGCGTTTGGTCTGCATCAACCACATTGCTATTAAATTGCCAATCAGCGGCCCATGCTGGCGGGTTATCCCAATGGATATCATCACCGCCTTTGTAATGCATACCAGCTTCGGCATAGGCACATAAATCAAAGGACTCATTACGTGCACCATCAGGCTTTTGCCAATGGCCAAGCTCATCAATATATTCAACGGTGAGTTCATCAAACCAAACCCGATCCGCCCAACCCGGTAAATGAAAGAACCGCGCACCAAACTCTAACCGTGAAAAACTGGCAGCAACGCGATTTTTTAAACGGTTGGTATGCAGCATTAACAACGGGATTTCACCGTTGGCCAACTTACTGCGTTTATCGGGATAGGTTTCTTTAACGAGATCACCGATGTCACGGCTTGCCCCTTTCACTAATCGGAATAGGTGCGATAAGCCATGCCCTTTGAGGCGGTTATAAAACTGATAAGCATGATCGGTAACCGATGAGCTTTTCTGTTTACCTTTTTTCTTCTCACCTGAGCCACCGGAATCACACAAAGTTAATACCGGTTTCATCACTCGCCCTGAACCATCCGCTAAGGGATAGGTTTTCTTGATCACTTGTTCAATCAATAAATCCCAATCTTCGGCATACACCATAGGGTTAATGCGGTCATTGTTACGATAGGGATTGGTGAGAATTTCAAAACGGTCAATCACCCACCGTTGCAGACCTTCACCATAGACTTGGGCTTGCACTACAAAACGCGGGTTCTGTTTGCCACCTTGCACATCAATGGACATCATTAAGAAACGTCCACCCAATGGCACAATGCCGCGTTCATGATCTGCAGCTCGCGCCATTAACTGATGCGCCCCGACTTCTTGACCACGAGACTGCATTACATAAGGTCGTCCCATACGCACGTTGATAAAGGTTTTTAATGACTCTTCATCACCACAATCTTGGAATAAGGCATCCGCATTGAGAAAGCGATACACCAAGTTTTCCCAACTGGCATAGGCTGCCACAATGCCTTCAAACCAAAACGTTGCCCATTTACTGGTTCGAATCGCTGATTCATCAGTGACAACCTCACCATATTGGTCAATTGCACCATCACGAAACCAACGCCCTTCAAGGTTCATGGTCTGTTTTTGTGATTCAGTATGACGATGGCAACAACGTGGACATTCCACCCAAGCAGTTTTAGCCGCTTCCAAAGGCTCAGGATGTTGTTCCCATTTAAGGGTTTCAAAATCAGGACGAAAATAGCTATGGCAGTCTTGGCATAGCCAATAGAAACGGCGGCGATCACCTTGGTTATATAAATCAGCAATACCACCACAGGGTTGGGATTCATGCGGTGATAAATCTTCAATACGTTTAGGGTTACGTACAATACGACCAGGAGAAGATTCTGCCATCACCATGCCGGATGATTTCGCGTTTTGGACACGCATTAGCATCAGTTCAAACTTAGAACCTTCTTGGCCTACTGCATCATCAGCACGATCGTAATCGGTCGCGCCGGCATAACGATACGTAGACGCAGATAAACTGGTTTCAGTGGCAGAATCGAGTTTTAAGATCATGCCATTTTTAAATTTCTTCGAGGTGATATTGTCATCAGCTTTACGCCCTGTTCGCAGCTTGGCAATGCCAGCGGTAGCTGAAAAGCTTCGTTCTAAATCGACCTTCGACATATCGGTGGCTTTGGTCTTAGTACTGTAGATAAGCAGCATGTCACCAGGCGCTTGGGTGACGGTGTAATTTATCCAACCTTCCACCATCGCTTTAGTTTTACCTGAACGCGCAGGACCAACCACAATCACTGCTTCATAAATACGCCGAGCCAAACAATTTAATGGCTCTCGCATGTACGGCACTTGTGACGATAAGAACTTAGTCACATCGGTACCATCAGAGATCCACAGTTCATCATCAGCCGCTTCCACCGGTGTTTTATCCGTGGGTGCACACAAGTAAGCGAAATTGCGGCGAATATCTTTGGCATTAGCAAACTCAATCCCTAAACGGGCATCAAACTGTCTCAAGCTCATCAGCGACCGCCTTTAAATCGAAATTAAGCAGAGTTTCTAAATCTTCAAGTTGTTGCGGTGTCGCGGTAGGAATAGCCGATTCAATACGGGTGATCACCTTGTCTTTAAAGCCTTTAACGCTGGCAATACAGACAGCAATTTCATTTTCATAATCTTCTTTGGTGACACTCTCACCAGATTCCCGCATCAAAATCAGCTTTTCTCGTTCACTTTGTACATACGCTCTTAATTCAGCTGCCGTTTTAAACCCCATTAAATCGGGTGCATCTGATTCTTTACGCGGTTGTTGGCATAGGTACGGCGCGACTTGCACTACATCATAAAGTGGCGTGTTGCCCTTATAAGCGACAGGAGAAACCCCTGCCGCCTTTAAGTTCTTACGAATGGTTGAACGGTGTTTACCAAACTGTTCAAGTTCAGTGGTATTCCAAAAACGTTTTTCATTATTCATGGCACTCTCAATCGTGGTTATGGCTCTCCCTCTGTAATGGGTAACGCCGCACAGTGTGTTGGGTCGTTATAACAACGGCGTAGGTTTTCAATTTGTGCAGCACACAGCGAGAAATGGTGTAACCACACCGGATCACGTTTAGCGGCTTCACCCCAAGTCATGGGCGGTTTATGAAATGGTTGTTTGCAACTAATCAAATACGCTGCAGGTGGTTTGATGTATTCAATTTTGTATTGAGTCACCACTTGTGGGCTTGGTGTAGTACAACCACTGACTAGCGTTAGGGATAGGCAAATCAGCACACTTTTCATGAGCAATATCCTTATCGATTTGACGTTGTGCTTTTAACGCCCGTTGTTGCCATTGCTGACGTTGACGCTCGTTATGCTCAGCGGCTAATCGTTCTTGGTGAGATGCTTGCTCTAAACGAGTAATGGTAGATTGCATTGACTGATTAACCTCCACTAACTGATTTGATTGGATTTGTTGTTCCACAACCAGTGCTTGAGCCGCTTCCAGCTTTTGCACTGTCTGTGAACTTCTCCACATCAACATCGATAATGCCGTTAATACACCAGCTGCCGCGATTAGCTTAAACTTACTGATAGCCATACAAGCAAACCTTTTGCTCTGCTAAACGGCGTTTAACAATACCTGCACAGTGACTGCTATCAAGTCGGCAATCTTTACCATTCACATACACCCAGCGTGGAAACTCATTACAAGCAGCGGTTAACTGCCCTGCTTTAAGTTTCTTAAGATAGGTGGAACTACGAAAGTTGCCAGCCCCGAGGTTAAACACGAATGACACCGCCATATCGTATTGAGGGCCTGCAGGTAATATCACTTGCCTATCAACCACCTTTTCCGCTGCGCTGATATCTTCAATGTACCAATCAGCAATGGTTTCAGTGGTCGCTTTATCTCCTTGTTTTACTCCTTTGGTATGGCCTAACCCTGCAGTCCAACGGTCAGCACTGCATTGATAAGCGGACGATGAACACCCTTCTAGATTACTGATAAACGCTAATCCATCAGGGCTGGTTTTTAAATCGTGATCAGTACCAGCTACAACCGCCAACACACTGGCGACCAAGCAGCCAATAACGCCACTAGTCTTCTTCAATTTGCTCATAGATTTTCTTCACCTCTGGATGGTTTTGCAGGGCTTTGAGGGTTCGATGTCGATAAAACCAGTTAATAAACGCGGTAAATATGGTGGCAAAAATAGAGATGAGCACCCCTATTTCGTTCATGGAAAGACCAGAGGCTACACCGGTTAAACCTGCCCAAAGGTAAGCAAACCAGCTAATAACTTTCTCTCTCATAGGCGAATTTCAGACATAAAAAAACCGCCTCAAAGGACGGTTATGGATTTAATGGAATCCTAAAACGACAAAACCCCACCGAGTAGGTGAGGTTCTGCAATGTGGTAATTCTGCATATATTAATAATCTATGTCAATAAATATTAATGACTAACCAAATAAATATAATTATATATTAAGGATAGGCTGGTAACGTAAAGGAGCCGAAACTCCTTACGGTTTCTCATACCAAAATAGTGTGTGTAAATTCACATCTATGCTATCTAGAGTTTTACAAAATAAAAATATCTTTATAATGATAGGCTAAAAATAAACATTTCAGATCATCTACTCCTCGCAACCAGTATCAATCAATGTTAACACATCAAGATATTGCTATTGAGGTAACGGCTTACATCTAATTAGCACATGACCGCTATTAGATATAATTCACCGTACGCTCAGAAAAAGAAAACTTCTTCTAATTGGGTTGTGGGCATATTGAAATCCAACAAATAATAAAACATTAATAGTTTGATTTCAATAGTTTTTTCTCCAACATATTAATAAGATTAAACTCACTCCAATTCACAAACCAATAACACGTCTCAAATTCTGAAACTAATAACTCAATTTCATTACTAGCAACATTTTTTATGGATAGCTGTTTAAGCAAATGCTTTACCCATTTAGTCTTCGATTTTGCATCAATATAAGGGCAAGATAATGAGTCTAAAATGGTGTGTGTAGGTCCTGCTGATTTTGTGAACTCATTGCAATTCATAATTACGTTGTCTATAGCTTTAATTGTACTTTTTCTTGCTTTATTATATGTATGATATCCTTTCATATAATATAACGATGATACTAACTGAAAATACGTTTCAAACTTTCCTTCCATAGAAAATAAATTAATTATTTTATCCTCTGGCAATTTATACTCACATCCTAGTTCAGATGTAAATAAAATCAGATTTATAACTTCTAGAGGTAGTAATCCATCTCTATCAACATTATTATATTCATCAGATGTTTCAAAGAAAGAAATAGTACTATCAAAAATATATTGTTTAATAGTATCTTCATAATCTCTATTGTGTTTTTCAAAAAAACTTGCAATTGTTAAACACATTCGACTCAATACATATGATGACGATACAGATGGCGATATACTATAAAAATGAAAAGATATATTAATAATCGTTCTAAATATATTTTTTAATGACGAAGAATCAATTTCATTTAAATATTTAGACCTGGCTAGAAAAATAATATTCGTTGATATATTCTCTAACGCTGAAATAATATAAGATGTAACATCATCATAACCGCAATTGTTATCAATACATATTAACTTAATTTTATTTATAAATTTGTTTGATAACTTAATGTAATTAAATATCCTGTTAAATTCAACGCCCTTTTCTTCATTCTTACTATAAAGAATTTTTCTAAGTTCATTAATTTCATCATTCATTTTAATTACCACCTTAGACCGTTTAGTCAAAAATGGCCTACAGTAAGACTCTGTTTTTTTATTGTTTAAATGTAAGTTATATTTACTTAGCTCATCAGTATATCGATTAAAAACAATCTTAGCGATTTTTTCATTTTTCGAAAAAACAAAAGTATCATCGATATATCGTTTTATTTCATAATCAACCCCATAGGTGAGATCATTATTTTTAGATAAGTTTTTTTTACATTGCAAATCTATTTTTTGAAATATTATCTCCGCAAAGATCCTACTAATTTCAGGGCCAACAACAATACCATTAGTCTCATTATAATTTGACTCTTGCATTAACTTATCAAAGCTTTGCCCAAAAGTTGCTTTATTTTTTACATTTTCTTTTACGTGTTCTTTATTTTTTGTAGCCCAAGGAAGTGAATGAGAATATATATTCTCAAAACATTTACTCACATCTAAAATATCTAATTTATCATATTTACGTTCTAATCTGATAAATTCATTTGAAGATAAGAATTTATAAATTCGACTATAACCACCATATGAAAAAAAAGAAATACTATGTTTATTTTTTAAGTCATTAGCGACTGCTTCTACATTATCAGATTTTAACTGATTTGCATCTTGAGAGGCTCCATTATTAAAAAATGTACTTGATATTTTTTTGGGATATCTCAATGAGAAATTACTTTTATTTGTATAATAGCATATTAACTCTGCATATTCATGATAGAACTTTGCCATTCTATATTGAGAGCTAGGATGAATTAATGATAATTTCCGTGTTGAATCAGCATCTTTTCTTATAGTATATTGAAATGGCTTTGTTGAATCAGTATTATTAATGATAAGATTCTTTACTATTTTTTTAAAAGTTTCAGATTTAGTTTCAATAAGATTCAAATAATAGCCATCATTAGAAAAAATCATTGGAGTATCAAATGGTAACGTATCTGTAACTACAGCACGAATATAATTATCTTTATTAATAATCTTATTATGCATTTTTCCAAGTCCTTTGAATCTTACTTTGCCTTGCCGGAGAAAAATTAACTGTCTTTCTATTTTTAAAACCACTTTCAAATGTATTTTTTAACAGCTTTCTTTTTTGAGATGTCGTTAATGTTAAGCTATATCCTGAAATCCCTTGAGATGAATAAATACAACTTCTAAGAAATCTATCCAAATCAGGTATAGCATTTGATGTCTCAACTACAACCCTTTTATAGTTATAAAAAATACCAGACATAACATATATATTTTTCTTTTTATCTAAAAGTCTAAAGTTAGAAGTTAAAAATCTTATTCTATCTTCTAATAATTTAAAATCTCCTTTCTTAATATAAAACATGAAGCTTTTTAAAATTCTAGTCTTTATCTTCTTAACTTTAGAATCAGATATATCAACCTGTATATCTCTATACTTATAAGGATTTGATTTTTTAATTGGTTCATAAATTGAAAATTTATACCCTAAATATTCAATACTTTTAACTTTTACTTTATTGGTTTTTTTTGTTTCATCTCTATAATCAGATGCATTATTTAGTTTTAAAATGGTTTTTTTTGCTTTTTTATGGAAACACAACCCCAAAGGTAATAAAGGTTCTATAATTTGAATAAAATTACTTTTTTCCTTTCTATCTGTGATAATTATAATATCGTCGACATATCGAAAATAAAAATAGACACAATCCATCTCTTTTAATTTAGTATCAAATTCAATCATCGCTAATTCTGAAATTGTAGCGCTTATTGAAATACCTCTTGGCAGTCCATTATTCGATACATTTGGGAATGATTTAATAAGATTTAAAATGAAATTTTTCGTATCGTAACTTATAGACCTATTAGATTCAAAGGTGTTAATTATATGTTTATGATCAAATGACTCATAAAACTTTTCTATATCAAGCTTATATATATTATATTCAACACCATCCTTTAGTGCTGATATAAGTTGTTTTATCATAAGATCTCGATCATTTTGTTTGACCTTATAAATACGTCTTAAATTCTGGTTTGCTCGTCTTAAAACCAGTGTTTTTTCTAATCCTTTTAATTCATACACTGGCTTTTTATTAATTATTTTTTGTGAAAAAGCATCTTCAACTAATACACTATATTTTGCGAACTCACGAGCACCATCGATTACCCTATCCTTATAGGTATCATCATTTAATCTAGGATATTCTAAAAAATCATATTTGCATAAACACTTTGCTAATGCTGGCCTACTAAATGCTTGATCAATCATATCAATGTTTCTTTATATAAATTCATACTAAACTATATGAGTATACACAATTTATAATAAAGACAATATGTTAGATTTTAACTTTATCCATTTTATCAAATTAATTTATAATAATACAAATTCACAACTCTCCCTCTCTACCTGTTCTTCCATCGCCATAACTGCCACCGTCCTATTCTCTAGCAACCAAATTACCAATTTATCCAACACCACGTTATAACGCTTAAAGCGGCTGTAAGTTACTGGTAAAACCTGCGCAAAATACGCAAATCGAGTTTCTTGCGTCCATACAATTCGACCTGCTTTACAACACTGGCATTTACAACGATTACGGTTTTTATCAACCACAATCGCACTACCATTACACTCTGGACATACTTGGCCGTTCTGTTGAGTTACTTCAGCTATTGCTGTCGCACATAACGCTGTTAACGCCTTTTCAGGGTAAACACCTCGCCAATCTTCCATTAAGCGTAATGTTTCCCCCCTAATCGCTATTTGTAGTTGTTTAAGTGCATGAACATCTCTTAGCCCTTCAACAAAAAGTATCAGCCACCCTACTGGCGATTCATGCCAACATAATCCGACAACCGCCAATTGTTCTTCTGCAGACAATAACGCTTTACCACCACCAGACTGAGGATCGTAGTTGATTCCTTTAATCGCAAATTTACTCAACAGGGTTTCGATTCTCATGCTGGTTGTGTTCCTTTGTTAATTCTAAAACTTGACCAATTAAACGTTACCCACTTACCGTCTTCCATAATGCGATCGACAGCTGCGCGGCCTAAGGTTGTTATAAGTTCATCACTCTGAAGATTAGTAATCACCCCTGTTGGTTTTTCTAGGGTATAACGTTCATCAATGATGCGATTTATCATTACTCGTTCGTTATTGCTGTTGTGCTGAACGCCCAATTCATCTATCACCAGCAAATCGACATTACTCAGAAAACGAATCAGTGCTGTTTCACTGGTTGCTGAGTCTTGGCGGTAAGTATCACGAAATTTAAGCATCAATTCGGCAACGGTGATCACCACTACTGATCGGCGTTGCTGAAGCGCTTGATTGGCAATCGCACACGCTAAGTGGTTTTTACCTGTGCCTGATGTACCTGCAAAAATGAAACCACCACACGCACGATCATTCAGTAAATTATCCACAAACGTTTTTGATTCATTGAACGCATGTTGCTGCCCTGCATTCTGAATCGCGAAATTATCAAAACTACAGTGTTGGTGACGTTTCTTGATACCTGAACGCCCTAATGCTTTTGATACTCGCGTTTGTTGGTTTTGCTCATAGAGATTCTTAGCTACCACATCGGCTTCACGCTGACGAATGGCTTGCATTTGCTCGTAAGTGTATGGCTTCACATGGGCTGGCATGGTTTGCGCTAAACGTTGCATGATGTTCATAGGTAATCCTCCGGTGGACCATATTTACCGTCGCTGGCACCCATTCGTTGTGTGGTTGAGATTTGTTTGTTAGTACGCTCTGCTGCCCACTTGTTGGCATTGCGCATACCATTACGCCAAGCGGCTACCCAATCTAAATATTTACAATCACGGGCTTTCATCGCATCCGCCCACTGACACGTTGCTGCTTGTGCATCGAGTGTAAAACCTTGTGCTGAGTACCACTGCTGCATTGGCTCGGTGACGGTGAAATCATCTGCCAGTTCAGTTTTCAATTTACGCTGTACACGAACAGGCTTGGTGTTACGTTCCTGTGGTGCTGGTTGTGGCTGCTCAGTGATTTGAGAATCTTGATAAGCATCCTTACAAGGGACTACAGGGTTATTGATCTGTTTTATCGGATCTGTATTGGATCTGTTAATGGATTCGGTAATTTTCCCGTTTCCTAGGTTTCGGTGAGATCCCCGAATGGATTCGGTAATATTCCCGTTTCCATTCGGTAAATTTACCGAATCGGAATATTGGCTAAAAAAGATGATTTCCATTAGCTTTGATTCATTGAATTTGTAGTGCACTGTCGGTACACCATTTGCCTTCTTACGGGCTGTTTCTAGGCAATCATTTAAGCGTGTTTTTAGCTTCTTCAATGCATAGCGAACTTGATCCACAGAGAAGCCTAATTCATCTGCTAATTGCTCATGACGCTTATAGAACCAACCATCTGTTCTGGTTGTACGACCTGACCAAAACACTAACTGAGACAGCACTGCAGCTTGGTTTAAATCACCGTTACAAAAACGAATGTAAACACGCGGAATACTGATATTAGCTTCGTTACCTGATAGCTCTCGTATTGCGTTAAATAACCCTGCCATACCGCCCCCATACCTGTATTGATGGAATGTTGATTACTTGATGACAATTATTCATGGCTGCCAACCTTTTGATTTTTAGCGGTCATTAAGGTTTCTAAATACCCCAGTAAAGGTTTATGAGAACCTTCACTTTCTTGTACTTCTCGGTAAGCAGCACGAAGCTGTTCAACGGTAGCGTTATCAGGTAGCAATAATAACGATGACAATGCTTCGGATGATTCTTTGTTAAACATGGCCAGTAGCTGATCACGTTTAGGTGTTTCACTCCCCGTTCCTATTACTGCTACGGAAAACCCCAGTGGATTTAAAAATGCGTTAAGCGCATCAGAAGCTCGCTGTTTAGGCAAGGCAACCAAAATAGCCGGTAACAAATCCATCATGGTTGCTTTGGCTTCAATACTGGTTCGTTCTAAATAACGGAAAAAGTTTTGTTGGTTGTTCTTATCATCAGCCCCTACCGGTTTAAGCAATTGCTTTCGTTGTGCATCAACTTCAAACGGTAAATCCATATTGTGATATTGACGGGCAACCTTTTGAGCAATGAACTCTTTACTGACTTCAGTACGCCATCCCTCTACAGCGTTACGCATAACGCTTTTTAGGCTCTGAATTGACATGCGGGTTTTCCTTAACTGTATAAATAACCAGAAGATGGACAATCATCTATAATCAGATTGTTTCGTTACTATTTTGTTTAGGGTTGGGAAATACTTGTTCAAACGTGCAGTTTGCACCTAACTCATTGAGAGCATTAACAATCATCCAACATGTTTGTAGGTTGGGTTTTCTTATTGATGCTTCAAAATTAGAGATTCGAGATGGACCACTATCTAATTTCCCAGCGAGTTCAGCTTGAGAAATATTTAATAGCTTCCGTTGCTGTGCGATTTGATTCATTAAAGCTCCTTGGTTACGGTCAAGATACACATATCGTGAATTATTATCAACTCGAAATTCACAAATAGTGTGTTATTTAATTTCACGCTTCGTGATAATTTATGAATATGAATAAAAAGACTGAAGTAGGACTGCGTTTAAAGCAGCTCCGCACCAAACAAGGCATTAGCCAAAAAGACCTAGCTGAACTTTGCGGCTGGGGACCTTCGCGCATCAGTAACTATGAGTCTGGATTGAGAAGTATTAATTTAGATGATGCTGACATGCTGGCTAAACATTTAGGCATTAAGCCCTATCAGATTTTGTTTGATGATGATGAGCTAACCAACTTTGCCAATGTCACCACTATCGATATCCAACCGAACTATCAAAAATCTTTCCCTGTTTTAAGTTCGATTCAAGCAGGCGTATGGACAGAAGCGTGTGAGCCTTACTTGAAAGATGAAATAAGCGAATGGTACGGTACGACTGAACGAACAAGCGCTAATTGCTTCTGGCTTCGTGTTCATGGTGATTCAATGACATCATCTAGTGGTATTAGTTTTCCAGAAGAAACACTGGTTCTTGTTGATGCCGAACGAGAAGCAAGAAACGGCTCACTTGTTGTTGCAAAATTAACAGATGTAAATGAAGCTACATTTAAAAAACTTGTTATTGATGCTGGCCAACGATTCTTAAAACCATTAAACCCTCAATATCCTACTTTACCCATTAACGGTAATTGCAAAATTATCGGGGTTGTTATTGATGCCAAACTAAAATTGTTTTGATCAGTAACACGTAAACATAAACCGCCTTCCTGGCGGTTTTTTTATACCTAAATTTTAAGTTCACGATTTGTGTTGACAAGGTAAACACGTTTTGTGTATCTTTACATTACACAAAACGTGAATTAATTATGATTGGCAACCTATCTCAGCTTATGACTACTAATGATAAAAAGCGTGAACAAGCACGTAAACGCGCCCAACGTTTGAGAGATAACCGCAAAACTAATGGCGTGACAAGTTTCCCTCTCCCATTAAATAATATGGAGATCGAACGGCTAAATGAGATCTGTAAATTCTTCTCTTATCCCAATACACCTTGTGATAACACTGAAGCATTACAACTAATGATCCATCGTATTCATGGCGAGATGGAACAAATCAAACAATCACTTGGTACTTGCCAACATTGTGGTGAGTCATTACCGGAAGGATGTGCAAAATTAAAGGCTGGAGGCTTATTTAGAGGTGATGCCCGTTGCTGGCACACCATGAATAGGGTTCGTCTTTCTCAACCATCAAATAAAAGGATTTAATCATGCAGAATCTAATTATTACCTCCCCTGAATTAGTAGAGCTAACGGGTTATAGTCGTGCCGCTGATCAAGCTTCTTGTTTAAGAAACCACGGTATCTTTTATGTTGAAGGGAAAGATGGTCGTATAAGAACAACCTGGTATCACATTAATCATCCAGCTTCACACAGCAATAATAATGATGGCTTTAACCTAGAGGCATTAGCATGAGAGAACGTAATAACAAAGGCGATCGTAAACTGCCACCTCGTGTCTATGCTCATGGTAAAAAATACCGTTGGCACCCTAAATCAGGTGGCTCAATTGCTATATGCCCTATTGAATCCCCTTTGTCATTAATATGGCTTGAGTACGAAAAGCTAATTAATAAACATAGGAGAAATGTCGCTGAATTATTTCATGAATATTTTGATTCACCACAATTTAAAGCACTTGCACCATCAACACAGCGCTCTAATTTGGCAAGAGTACCAATATTAATAAAAGTGTTTGGTAACATGAACCCTAACGCCTTATTACCTAAACATATTCGCGCTTTTATGGATAAACGTGGTGAACATTCGATATCCACTGCAAATAATGACTTTTCACTACTATCTAAAGTTATGCAGTGGTCATACGAACGTGGCAAGATAAATAAAAATCCATGCCGTGGCGTGAGAAAATTTTCAGCTAATCAACGTGATCGCTATATTACAGATGAAGAATATCTGGCTGTTTACCAATGTGCGAATACCATCACCAAAGTTGCAATGGAGTTGGCCTATTTATGTGCGGCTCGTAAAGGTGACATATTAAAACTTGAGTACTCTCATTTATTAGAAGATGGCATTTTCATTACTCAGTCTAAAACTGGCAAGAAACAAATCAAGATGTGGTCACCACGCTTGCATGAAGCAATCGCCCTATCTGAAACCTTAGCTGAAAAACAAACTAACTTTGTACTTCGTCGCCCTAATGGCCAAAAGGTTCACGATCGTTCACTACAAGATTATTGGCAGGCAGCAAAAAAGAAAGCCGCTTTAGAATATGGCATCAATACGGATTTCACGTTTCATGATTTAAAAGCTAAAGGTATTTCAGATTACGAAGGAACCATGGCTGATAAACAACGCTTCTCTGGCCATAAAGAATTCGCCCAAGTTAATACCTATGATCGCAAAGTGGATATGGTGCCACCACTCAATCTTAAAAGTATTAATCAACCTAAGAGTGATCAATAGCAAAAAGCCCTCCTATTTAAAATGAGGGCTTTTTGCGTTGATGTTATAGCGTAAACTCTAGCTCATTTGTGGACAGAAATTGGTTAGAGTATTAACCCTATTCAGACTAATATATATTAGGAAAAGTAATGGTAACGTCCAAATAAGCGGCAGCTTTAGCTGTCCGCCTTAATTTGTTTGTTATGCATCTTTAACTAAAGACTTCGCATTAAGATAAACTTCTGATCGTCGTAAGAAGTCACTACAAAAACTTGAATATTTTTCAGATGAGTTGGTTAGCATTTCGATAGTATCGATAGCCTCTCTTAGTTTATTGATTCTAATTTCTTTTTTCCGTTGAGTGTCCGCATCAGTTAGCTCTTCTATTGCTTCTTCTATCGCCTTAGTAAATATACGTAAAGATAACAGTATTTCAGCTCTTGGCTTCCATAATCTTAATGTATTCAAACCACAAACTTCTATTGTTTTTTCTGCAATCTGCTTCATGTCAGTATTCGAAGCTTTAATTTCTATATCAACAAAATGAAATACATTATTAGGATCTGTATCATAAGGGTTAATGATAGGCTCTAAGACTGTGTCATGGGTTCCTTTAGAACCATTACATTTACGGCATGAGGGCAAAAAATTATCCCATTCAAATGTAAGCTCAGGGTATTCAGATTTTGGTTTGAAATGTTCAATTTCAATATTTCCACCTTCACTAGGTATACATTCACAAAATGCACATTTTCCCTCAGAGCTTTTTATCAGCCCCTCTCTAACCGCATCATTTCGGTAAAATGATGTTAGTTTTTTCTTTTCTATCTTAGGAATGTCTTTGTATTTACCATAAACAGCAATTGCATCCTGTAAATCTTTTTGCCATTGCGCTTTATTGCTAATCATTATCTGAGGTTCTGCCTCTCTTTCTAATTTAATCAT